TGCAAAAGATCTAGAAGGAAGCATACTCCAACTAGTAGAAATTGTCAACTTGTCTGCAACATGATAAGAACGCATTCTGCCATTAATCATTCTTTCACGCTTTTCAATTCTGGTTGGTTTAAAATCAATCGGCTGTCTATTATCATCTGAAAGAATTAAAAATTGATTAAATGTGGATTCGTCTGTTTCTGATCCAGTTGTTGATCCAACCTCATAGCCATTTGGAACATAAACACCATTAACTAGTGTGCCAGAGTTTTCTGACCATAACATTGCTTGTGGTCTTTGATACTTTCTTCTACCAGACATATAGGCAGCAGCATTTGGGTTAGTAGCCATTATAGTTTATTACCTCTTAATCTCATAGAATCTACTTGTTTAATCTTAGTCATTACTGTATTTGCAATATCATTTGCATTAGCATCAGACTTAACATTTACTGTCAACTCATAATTATACACTGATCCAAGTTGTTGTGAACCGTTATTAATGGCTTTCATGGTTCCCGTGCCATAATTATCAACAGCATATTTACTCATAACAAATTCCCCTGGTGTAAGCATTGCTGGTACTGTATCTGTACCCTTAGCAAATCCACCTATAGCAAAATATTTAGGAACAAATCCACCAGAAGAATATCCACCTCTTCTTCCACCAGGAAACATTGCAGCATCTGCAGCAACCCTTGCAGCCTGTGCTTTTTCTTGAGCAGCAACCTGTGCTTGATATGCCAATCCTTGTCCAGTCCATCTAGCAGTCATGGCTGCATCTGCAGCAGACATTCCAGTTCCAACTAAAGAAGATGCCATTGCGTTAGCAACAACTGATGGAGTTAAACCTGCTTTTACTGCATCTGAAACAGCAGTATTAACATCATCTGTAGTTTTTGCAAGAGCAAAGGCAACCATTGCGTTTGCTTGATTTGCTGCTGCATCTGCCTCTGGTGTTGTTGTAGTTTTAGGTTTAGTTACAGGAGGCGGAGTAAAATTATTTTGCTGTGTTGTAACACTTCCTGGAACTCCTGCAGCATACTGCTGAATCTTTGATAGAATTGAAGCCCACATATTATTAATTGCTGTTGCAGATGTTAATAGTGCACCAAATGCTGTATCTAGATTCTTTGATGCAAGTGCAGATGCATCAATCTTTGCAAATGTCAAATCCCATTCTCCACGAGTTTGTCCCATTACCTTTAATGAAGCAACCTGCTTATCTATTTGATTTTGCAGAACAATATTTTCATATGTCAGTGCATCTATGTTTGTTTGAATTGGACGAATCTTTGTATTTTCAATATTATAAATTTCATCTTCTTTTGTTTTAATTTTAGCAAGTTCTGCATTTTGAAGTTGTTGCAAGTTATAAATTTCATCTTGCTTTGCCTTAATGTCTGCAACAATTTTAAGTCTTGCTGGATTATTTTCCATTGCATAAAGTTTTTGAGCATTTTGATATTGTTGTTCTTGAATTTGTATTTCTGTCAAGCCAGACTGTGGACCCTTTAGTCTTCCTAAAGCATTTTGTCGTGATTGTTCAAGGGCATCCATTTGTGATGTAGCATATTGATCAGCATTGGCCTGTCTCATTTCTTGTGCAGCCTGTGCTGCTGCAGCAATATCACCCTGAGTCAATGCATCAGCAAGACCAAGTTGTCTTCCCTGTTGAGCAATTATCTGATCATTAACAGCCTTGACCTCATTAAGGTTTTTAACTTGTTCATCATAAGATTTATTAACAGCATCTGCTTGATGAGAAATAATAGCAAGATCATTTCCATAAATTGTGTTTTGATCTTGAATTGCCTGCATTGCACGGTTGCCAAATATTGGACTTGTTTCAAGTTGTCTATCTAATGATTCTACTTGAGTATTAAGGGCCTCTATTGGTCTTGTATATGCAATCTCAATGCTTCTTTGTGCATCTGCTATTGATTGATTAATGTCAGCAACTTGTTTTTGGAATGGAAGAAGTTGTGCTTGATAATCTGCAATTTTTTGATTATTTGAATCTAGTTGTTGTCCAAGTGGTCCATTCTTAATCAATGCCTCTTGTACAGAGAACATTTCATTTACTAGTTGTCTTCCTTCTTCTGCAGCACCTGCAAAATCTCCCATTGCAAGTTTTACACGAATATCAATCGATTTCTTTTCTGCGATTGAATCAATATAATCTTTTATGTCTCCTGCTTCAATCTTTCCATCTTTAAGGTCTTCAATTAAGTACTTTGCAATATCAGGATCTGACAAAGCCTCATTAATTTGATCAGCACTGTATCCTGCCTCTTTCATAGATTTTGCTAGTCCTGGGGCATTCTTTGAAATAGCAAAGTCTGAGTTTGCCTGTCTTGCTTTTGTTAGTGCATTAAGTCTTGAAGTTGCATCAGATGCTGCCTGAGCGTCTGCAATGAATTTCTTCATTTCTTCAGAACCCTTTTTACCAACCGCACCTGATGCAATACCTGCTGCTATTGCAGAATCTTCTACAGTTTTTAATGCATCGGATGTGCTCATTCCAGAAGCAATAAGAATTTTAAATGCTGCATCTTGATTTTTTGTTGTTTCTAAAACTTCTTTTTGTGCAACATTAAATTCACCGATTACGGCTTCACGGTATGTTTGCATTACCGCTTGACCTTCTTTTGTTAATCCAGTAATGTTTGCCTTTGTTTTTTCTTTACCCTTTTCATAGGTAAACATATTCTTTCCCTTTGGCAATGATGCAAACTTTTTAAAGTCATCTGCACTCATTCCAGAAATCATATCTCTAAATTCTTTTGGAACACCAAGTTTAATCATTCTTTGTTGCAAACCATCAAATAGTGTAAACATCTTTGAAACATCTTTTTGAGCCTGCTTTCCACTAAATGCTGCAATCATAGATTTAAGTGGGGTTGTTGCATCGAAGGCTCCGTCACGAACATTTTTAATTCTCATTGCAAGTGAGTCAAGGAAGTCTAGTGGATTTGCTCCTGTTGAATTTGTATTTGAAGCAGGTCCTGGCTTGTTGCTTGGAATTGATGTTGGAACTTTGTTTGGCAATAGATCATTTGCAATCATTCCAGTAACGGCAGAGTCGGTTACTACTGATGGTATAGATTTATTTTTTCTGTACTGTGCAATTTCTGATTTTCCGATTGTTTTATAAAGTTCTATATATGTAAGAACAACACTCTTTTGAATTTTTGGATCTTTATCTTTCCACTTATCCCAATCACTTATTAAAGCCGTCATGTCTGGCATATCTGGATTTGCCTTAACTATGTCTTCTATTACAGTAAGAGTTACAGGCTCAGTTCCAATTTTACTATCTACGCTATCTAATAGTGCACTTAGTTTTTCTAGGTTTCCCTTTGTTTTTAAGAATACTTCTAAGTCTAACTCTTTACCATCAAGTTGCATTAAAGAACTTAAGGTATTCATATTATTTTCAAATGTTGCTGCACCTTCTTTTGATGTCATCTTTACAAAAATATCTTTTGCAGTTTCTTCATCAAAATTAGAAAGTATTGTAAGCAGTTGCTGAACCTTGCCAGGATCTTGCATTTTAAGTGCTGCTGTAATTTGTGTATACATGCCATTTTCATCTTTGCCAAATATATTTAATAAGTTTGTTGCAGAAACAGTATCTAGTTGACCGCCAGAAACCAATGTGTTAATTAAAACTTCTATCTTTTCTGATTTAAGTCCCTTGGTTTGTGAAAGCAACGCTTTGGCAAGTGGGGCTGCATCTCCAGTATATTTTGCAGAAACAGCATTTCTTGATGCAGAAATAACTGCATTCTTATTCATACCTATCTGACCAGGAAGTTTACCCTTTAATGATTTATCAAATAAGTCTGAAGTTTGTTTTAAACTTTTTGCTGTAAATGAGTTTAATTTTGCATCATCTTTTGCTTGTCGTTTTTTAACATCTTCTATCTTTCCATCTATTACTAATTGTTTTGCTTTATCTGCAGTTGCTAGTTTTTGTGCTTCAAGTTTGCGTATTTCATCATCATACATTTTCTTTTGTGCATCTCTTTGAGCCTGTATAATGGTTAGATTTTGAGACTGAAGTGCCTGTGCTGCAGCAAAAGAATCTGTAGAGGCAGAAGATGCACTACCAGTTCTTTGAGCATTTGTTGCAGCCGTTGTCATTGCATCTGTAATTTCATTTTGCGTATTAATTATTTTAATTCTAATTGTAAGCGGATCAACAAGTAAGTTTTGGCCATCTGGTCCAACAAGATTTGTTATTTCACCTTGAATCTTTGTTCCAATTGTCATGTTGCCAAGATCTAAGCCAATTTGTCTTGCTACGCTATATGCTTGTTCAGCAGTTAATATTCCATCAGAAATATAAGCAGAAAGTTGCAATGCTAGTTTTTTAGATGCTTGATCTCCACCTGCTGCAAGATCTTTTACAAAAGATTCTTTTATAGACTTTCCAACATCTGATTGGAAGAAATCTGTTCCAAATTGACTCTTTCCTCTTTCAAATATCTTTGTATATCTATCAGCACTGCCTTCTTGTCTCTTTCTTGAATAAAGTTCTGAGGCTCCAACCTTACCTGTTATTTCACCAATTTTCTTCATCTTATCTGTTGTTGCAGATATAGAATTAATATAATCAACTTGCTTCTTAACTGTAGCATCAAAGTGTTTCTTCATTAGCCATACAGATCCCGCTGCTGCTGCCACTCCAAGTGCAAGACCCTGTGGACCGCTAAGACCAGCAAGCATTGGTGCAAATGATGCAACCATAGATCCAGTTCCAAGTGCTGCTGTGACTTGTGTTGGTGCTCCAGCCATACCAGAAACCATTGCAGCAGTACCAAGTGCTCCTGCAACCTTACCAGAATATTGCCCAACTGCTTCTCTACGCATTCCCCTTGCCTGCTGAACTTCTAATTTTCTTTGTGCTTTAAGGTTTGCAGCATTTGTTTTTTGTTGTTCTGGTGTAAGTGGTCCAATAAACCCTATATCTCCAGCAACAAGATCTGACTGAGATGTTCCTGGGTAGTTCCCTGCTGCTGCTGCATCCTGTGCATTTCTAACTGCTTGCTCTTTTGCAATAATCTCTTGTTGTCTTAAATCATTTAGTCTTTGCTCTTGTGCAGCAGACTCAGCAACATTTACACTCGTAGTTTTTGTTTGTCTTGCAATTGCATCATTTAATTTTGTAGTAGTTACTAACTTTCCAGTTAATTTTCTATAGTGTCTGTCTATAGACTTTTGTCTTTGACGCATTTCAGGATCTTCTTTCATAATCCTGTATTTTTCAAGATTTGCAGTATCAATATTTGATGCAGCGTTTGCAAGTCTATCTGATTGTGAAGCCACACCTGCTTCTCTAGACTTCATGCCTTCAATAAGTCCATCTCCAATATCTTGTCCAAGTTTTCTAGTTCTCTTTGAAGGTGAAGCAGTTTGTGCTATTTGTTCTGCTTTGGTTAAACTCTTTTCAACACTTTCTGGAAGATCATCTATAGTTCCAAGAACCTCTGATGCAGTTCTTGCTTCAACATTTCCATATTTTGCATTACTTGCTTTTGGACCAAGAGTTCCAGCACCTGCTTTTGCAAGGCGATCATTAATTGGTCCAAGATCTTCTTGCTTAATAGATGTTCTAAGTGCAGTGATAGTTCTTTTTGCTGTTTCAATTACAGCCTTAAAATCAGGAATAAGGGAGTCTATGTCTTTTCTAACTTCTGACTCTAACTTTAAGAATACATCATCTGTGAAAGGCTCTGGAATCTTTTTCCCTGCATTTTCTTGATTCCATGCCTGAATTTTTTGAAGCAATGCCTTGTCATAAATTTCTGCCTGGGCATGAATCTTGTCAAAATCTGCACCGACAAGTTCTGTCATGGTCTTCCATTTTTCAGCACCAGTCTTTGCAAACTCTTCTTCAAATGCAGAGCCTACAGTTTTTCCATTTTTCTTTTCAAAATTCTTTTGATTTGGGCTTGCCATTCCTCTATTGACAGACTGCTTCATGTCAAATCCAAATGCATCTGCAACTCTTACATCTGGTGCTTGTCTTCCAGTTTCTGCATAATAGGCTTTAACAATATCCATCTGCTTTTGGATCTTTGGAGAAACTTTTAAACCACTTGCTGTTCCAATGTCAACTTTATGTGTATCTCCTACGTGTGCAAAAGATCCGCCTTGACCTTCATCAAACTTCTTAAACCATCTCCCCATGATGCTTGGTCCACCATCAGCACCTGGAGCCTTTCCTATTTCATTTAATCCTTCTTGTGTAAGTTTTCCAGTTTTTGCTTTAACTTCTGCAAGTAATTCTTCAAAGTTTTTAAGGACTGCAGCACGAATTTCTTCCATTGTTTTTTCTGTGCCCATACCAGTAAGTTCTGCATAACGCTTAAGGTTTGCTTCATTTAATTTTGCAATTCTGTCATATTCTTTTTGTAAAAATCCTGGCAGATCTTTAGAAGGTGTTATGGACTGAGTTTGTGATAGTTGTCCATTATCAAATCCAGATCTTCCCATAATGAGATTATGTGTTCCACGATAACTTGCACCACTTCTTGAATTATCTGCAGTGCCAGCCATGTACTTTCTAACACTTCCATTTTGCAATGCTGCAACAGTCTCTGGGTTATCTTTAACTGTTTGCTTTGTTAAAACAACTTCACCAGGAGTTAGTACTGCTGGAACTGTATCCTTATTTCCAGTACCTGGTACTACTCCACCTGATGACATTCTAATTCCAGATACCGCTCCCTTAGCACCTGGGGCTGCATTAAATAGTCCTGGACTTGAGGCAGCAAGTGCTCTAGCCTGTGATCCTGCATTTGCATATGCTGCTGCTAGTGCATTAACAGATCCTGCCTCAACATTAAATGTATCAATAAGTGTTTTGTGAGACATATGCAAAGCATTTGTTTCTGTAAGATTTTCAATTTCCTGTTGTGTTAAATAATCAAATCCTCCACCAAGAACTGCATTTTGTCCATTAAGTTTTGCCATGCCACCACGAAGCATTGCAAAGAATTTAATTAAGTTTGCAAGACCGTTTGCAAGCAAACCAAATGTCATCAGTGCAACTGGTGCTAAACCACCAACAACTCCAATAACAACCGCAATGGCTTTTTTAGTGCCATCACTAAAGTTATTAAATCTTTCTAAAATTTTTCCAAAGAAATTAACAATTGGAGTTAATGCTTCTAGGAATGCCTTACCAACTGGAACTAACTCTTGCTTTAATTGTTCAATTGATTTTTGAAATTTGACTCCAACTGCATTTTCTACTTTGCCTAATTCTCGCTCAGATAGAATTGCTAGTTCTTCAACTGATGCCCCTGCTAATCCAAGTGCTCTTGCTGCTTGTGAAGAATCTTTTGTAACATTTTGAAAGAGTGTTGACAAACGAGCAAACTGGAACTTACCAAATAGTTGCTCAATTGCTCTTGCACGGTTAAGTGGATCTAATGTATCAAGTGCTCTAGCAAATCCTACAACAGTTCCTTTTAGATCTCCCTTGTTTGCTTCAACAAGTCCTTTAATATTTATTCCAAGTCCCGCAAGAAATTCACTAGCCTTTTTTGAAGGATTGATCATAGAAGCAAGACCAGACTTGAGAGCATTAGCACCTTCTGATGCATTAATTCCGCCCTCTTTCATTGCAGTCATAAAGAATGCAAGATCTTCTACACTTCCACCAAGTTGTTTAATAACTGGTCCAGCCTTTGGAACTGCAATAGTTAAGTCTTCAATAGAAAGTACTGTTTGGTTTTCTACTGCGTTAAGAAAGTTAATTTTTTGTGCAAGATCTGTTGCAGCAATACCAAAAGCATTTTGCAAAGAAATTGTTGTCTCAAGTGCTTGCTGTTGTTCAACTTGACCAAGTACAGAAAGTTTTGTTGCTGCAATCACCTGCTGATTTAGATCATTTCCTGTAAGACCCATTGCTGCTGCTTTGGCTGCCATTTCAACTGTGTCTTTTACTGCTATTCCGTATTTTGTAAATTCTTTGCCAAGTCTTTGAATATCTTGAACAGCCTTATTGGTTGCATCAGATGTTGTCGTCATATCACCATAGACTCTTGTAAACTTAACAACCGCCTCTTCCATATCACGGAATGTCTTCATTGCAACAGAACCAAGCATTGTAAGTGGAATTGTCAAACCAACCATTAACTGGCGACCTGCCCACTGTGTATTTTTACCAAAATTTAAAAGTTGGGTAGAGCCTTGTTTAATTAACTGATTAAGAAGTTGTTGTCTTTGTGCAGCCATCTGGACTCTAGTTGCATAGTCTGCATATCGTCCATTGGTCATTTCAAGATGTTTTGGAACTACCTTCAAAACTTTTACAAGTTCACCGTTAGCACTTGTTAGTTGTATATATTGAGACTGAAGTGCCTTTACTCTATCTCTACGAGCACGGTTAATTATGTCTCTTTCAGCAGTAAAAGCACGACCCAAAACCTTTGTATTTGCAGTTGCTGCTGCAGCGGTGTACCTAAAGTACTCACGCATGCTGAGTTGATTTTTTTCAAGTGCTGTTGTGAATGCACTTGTGCTTGTTGCTACTGTTTTTTGTGATGCAACAAATTTACCAGTAGAGTTGATTGCCTGAACTAATTGATCATTAAGACCTTTTTGAGCATTTGCTGCTGCAACATTGCCCTGAGTTAGTGACTGATTGAATCGACTCAGACCAGCCTGTAATTGACGTAAACTAGCAAGTGCCTCTGTAGTATCAAAGACAATGCCAATATTAGCGTTTACATCAGACAATCATTACACCCTCTTTTTTATTTTGACATTTGACCAACGAGTGCTGTTGTATCTGAAAGTGAGAATCCAGATGCTGCATCGATGATCTTGTAGACCGTTGGAAGGTCTAGGCTTTCTTCAAGTTTTTCTCTATCTTCTGCAAGATCTGGATAGAATTGCTTAAATGCAATTTGAACGCAGTCGAGCAGTAGATCCATTGACTTGTCATTATCATCCGCTACTTCTGTTAGACCAGTAAACTTCTTCATGAATGGTCGCAATAGTGAAATCTTTAGCGGTTTTACTTCAAACTCTGTACCGTCAACAAGTCTTAACTTTTGAACAGTATTTTCTACATTGTCAGTCATTTTTCCTCCGTTAGGTTGATAGTTAATTATACCATAGCAGGTATTATTTTTTAATCAATTCTTTCATATGTCAGGCCCATTCCAATGCCAAATCCTGCATTTGCTGCATTTTGTCCTTGAAGGGCAACTATATCATTTGCATTGGCTGCTTTGCCTTTGCTAAACACTCTAGCCTTCATTTCTTCCCATTCGTTTGATTTATTGTTTTTATCTAAATCAACTCCCTGCATGGCTGCTAGAAATTTTTTATGCGTGTAGTCTTCTTCTCTTTTAACATTCAAGACTGCAGTAAGTTCTGGCATAGAGAGAGATTTTTCCAACTCGTTATAATCTTTCCATATGCCAAGAAGAAACACCTCTGATTCTAGTTGTGCTAAATCCAAATCATCCCAAGAAGATCCACTCTCTACTGCTTGTTTCTTTACTGGTTCTTCTGAGTCTTTGTCTATTTTTATACCAGCCGAAAAATCAAGTAGTTTATAGATTGTCTTTAAATCTACAAACTCCTCAAAACGATCAATGCTTGTTGCTATATCTGGCTTAAACTGTTTCATGCATTCCATAGCACAAATAGATAATGCCGTGATAGTTTCATAATCATTTTTGGCCTTTTTAACATCTTCAAATTTTTCCATAAAACGTCTTAGATATTTTATTTTTAATGGTGATATTTCTAACTCTTCACCATCTATTAAATATATATAGTTTATTTTATAAATTTCAGTAGCCATCTATATAGTATACCAAAAACAAAATTGCCCCGCTCAAATTAATGAGAAGGGCAATAATGTTATTAAGTTGTATTAGACTGCTGCTGGAATTGTACGATCTACGATCTTACCGTATGATGCATCATCATTTGGAAGAAGGCGGAAAGATACTTCAAACATTGTCGCTTCGTCACGCTTTGCTGATACTGTTACATTTTCGATTGAAAGTGCACGGTATGCAACATAAATACGTTCGATTGAAGATCCTGCTGCACAGTCACCTGTACCTGGACCAACTGCTACCAAACCACGCTCAACTGGGCATTCGCCTAGTTCGCCTGCAGAAAGGTTAAGTTCCATAGAACCTGTTGCAAGTCCTGTACCTGTTAGGTCAGACTTGTCTGTATCTTTTGCTGCTAATGCAACAAGAAGATTTTCGAGAGTTGCCTCTGCGAATGTTGTGTTCAAGTTTACTTGCATGCCTTGCTTGTATAGTTTAGCAACGTCAAGCACCTGATCCACTGCAACCTCACCAAAATCTGGCTGGAACTGTAGTTCCAAACCATTCATTGTGTAACCAACATTGCGGAAGTCATCTTCATTTGCTGTCAAAGACAGTGTATCTTTAAATGATACTCCATTTGCGTATGCTGGAAGGTCTGAGTCTTGAAGTTGTCCACCTTCATATGTGAAAAGTGCTGCTGCACCCACGATGATTTGTGAACTGTTACCTCTTGTATATGCCATAGTTTTCACCTCTTTTTTTCTTATAGAATAAAGGGCTTGTTTCCTCAAGTATAATTATACAGCCCTTTTTATTAATTTATAGATTCAATTATGTCTGGCATTTGATGATAGTCATAGTCAATGATCATTTTATTACCGCCGTAGGTTCTGGCTGTTCCAAAGTCAATAATATCCCTGACCTCTTCTAGTTGGTATATCTTAAAATTGTGGAAATAAAATTGGCAGGTCATGCCATCAATAACTCTTCCTTTGGCCCAATCATTTATTTCTTGAGCAGTTTCATCTCCACGATCCATATACCTAAGAACTGCTTCTTGAACCCTTATCATATTTTCAATTACAGTATTTTGAGTTGCATAAAAATAATACAATAGTTGCTCACATTTAATGTGTGGGAAAGGAGATCTTCTCATTCTAATTAGTCTGTCATATACAGCAAGAACACCAGTATATGAGACTCTTTCCTCATTAATAACAATCCACTGTTCTGTAAGATCATCTAGGGTAGTTGGTGTTGTTGGAAAAAATGGAACTGGAACTCTTGATATCTCAAAAATTTTTTCTTGAAGGTATTTATTAACCCATAAACCTGGTGTGTTTAATGTTGATTTTGGTTCTTCCATTATGCCACCACCTTAGCATTTGCTACCCAACGATATCCTACTGCTTTACCAACACTCTTACCACCAGTTTTACCTCTACGCAAGTTTGCCTTATATACCATTGGATTATTAAAGTATTGCGATAGACCACTAGATCTTAAAAATGCTTGAGTAAAATATACATTAAAAAATGTATCGAATGTATTTGCAAACTGTCCCTGTACATTTCCTCCAGGATTTTGTACAGTTACTGGCTTTTTTGTATATACTGCTTCTCCACCAACTTCAAATCTTAAAACATCAGAATTTTTTGGTGCTATTGTTACTGCTATTCCATTTTCCATAATTCTTGCCTTATCCTGAAATGGAACATTTGATCCTGTCTGAATACTTGTAGACTGCTTAAAGTCAGAAGTGAATGATACGCCACGATTATTTATTGAGTATTTAATATCAAATAGTCTTGCATTTTGATTGCCTGCGTTATACCACTCATAAACATGATGAAGTGACTGTTCATCTACCCGTGCATTTGAGTCAATAAATAAACCTGCCTGCTCTGAAACAGCAGAACCAAGATTATTTAAAAACTCTGTTTTTGCAGCAACGGATCCTTCAACAAATCCGTATGAATAGTTGACTATGTTATTTATCTCTTTATTAAACTTTCTTGCATCAAACTTAAGGGTTATCATATATCTACCGCCTGGTTTTCTGATCTGCGTAAAACTAACTTGTAGTAGTCTACTTTTCCAAATGGACCAAGGAATGGCTCCTGTGATGCAACTTCAAATATTGTAGACTTTCCCGCTCTAGGGCCAGCGGTTTCTACATAAACATTATTGCAATTTCTATCTTGAATGTTTGTTAAAATTATGTTTGTTATAGATGTGCCAGAGTCAAGACTAGACACTCTTATATCTGATTTAACTCTGCCAATAAGTAAAGTATCTTGTGTGATATTTACATTTGGGACAATTTCTTCTTTTGTTTTTAAACCAGAAGTTGTAAAATGACAAGCAATAACTTTATCTAAAATCCACTGCTTCTTAACATTTCCATAAGTACCCTGCTCAACAATTGGATAAAAAACATCCACCTGCATAGGGAACATAAAATCTTTTCCCTCGCACTGCATTAGATCAATCCTGGCTTAGGTATTGTGACTGTATATTTATCTAAAATCTTATCAACAATCATATTGCCAGTTCCCTCAAATATTTTTTTATCGAACTGAATCTTGAACTGATCTGAATTATACGATGTTACGTAGCGTGTGTAATAATCTAACTTGCCACACTTTAGGTCTTCGATTAAAAGTTTAGTTGCATATTCAACATCAGGTGGTAGTGCTCTATAGCCAATATCAAGGACAAATGTATAGTCCCATCCCTTTGGAAAGGCTACTGCTGATGTTCCAAAAACATTTGCTAAATCTCCAAACGCTCTTGGATATTGCTGTGCTCCAGTTTCAATTCTATTATATTGTTCTGCGATAACTCTTTGAATTGCTGAGTTGTCAAATGTGACCATAAAATCATACATATTTGTTTCTGGTGTTTCAACATCATAAACTAAAACATTGTTTTCATAAACCTTTAGAACCTTATTTAGGTCTTCCCAAATTGAAAAATAATCTGATCCATCTGCAACTTTTTGCACTATATGCTTGCTATTGTAAAAACCATCTACGATAACTGTATCAATAATAGATCTGGCAACCATTTCAAATGTTTTGTATTCTTCAATTTCTGAGGCAGTCGTTCCTAGTTTGTTTGGATCTGTATACGGTCTAACAATATCTAGGTTTTCTTCATATAGTGTATGGATATGCTCTGTGTCATAAAACTTAATAAAAAATTTACGGTCATATTGGACCTGTGCCAAAGGTATTTCATAAATCAATTTTCCATTGGCATCTGAAAAAATATTAGTTTCAGTTACTGAGTGATCCACCAAATCCTCAACATAGACAACATACTCATAATTGGGTATAGGCAAAGTCCATGTTGTTGTTAAAGGATATGGTGGAACTCTCAATACTTCCATTAATTATGCACCAAATTCCGATTTAACTTCTTCTGGTGTAACTAGTGTTACGTGATCACGAGTAAGCCATTGTTCTGCTTCTTTTTGAGAAACGATATTGATTCCCTTTGAAACCTTACCAACGCCAACCCAAGAAACATTCTTAGTTGACTTAACAGCAACTGTCTTTTCATCCTTTGCAGGCTTTGCTACTGCTGCCTTGCGTGGTTCACGCTTTGCAGTAGTTGCACCAATTGCTCCATTGGCTACTGTTCCAACAGCCTGAACTGTATCTGATCCAGCATATGATGGTGCTGCGATTGCTGTTGGTTCTTCTGCTTTTTCTTCTTCCTGAGCAGGGGCTGCAGGTGCTTCTTCAACAACTGGTGTTTCTACAACTGGTGCCTCTTCGACAACTGCTGTTTCTACAACTTCTGGTGTTTCTACAACTGCTTCTTCTGCAGGATTATTATTAAAATCTTCCATTATTTCCTCCTGAATAGTATTATATCATTATAAATGATAAGGGGAGCAGGAGCGTTAACTCCTACTCCCCCTAAAGTTTTACTGTTACAGATTATGCATCTGCTGCAGCGTCAGCCCATGCGATTGCATCTTGTTCTTCCCACTGAATACCGAAGCGAACGAAGACTGTATATTCTACAGTGTCCTTCTTTGGCTTGTATTCACGGTTAACTGTGATGTCACGCTGGAATCCCCATACACGGTTCTGTGGGAATGTCAAGTCGACATATCCTGCAGGGTAGTAAGGAACTTCTTGTACGTCAATTCCGAGAACACGAGTTGTACGTGCTCCACCGAATGTCTGTGCTGTACCATCAAGGTATGCTTGACGGTTTGCAGGTGTACCTGCTGGTGTACCAGCAAATGCTTCTGCGATTGCGTCTGCAAGAGTACCATTATTCTTAATGATTCCCTGGAACGCATCTGTACCAGCATAGAACTTCAAGTTAGACTTGATTGCACGGTACTTACGTGGCATTGCAAGAATGATCTTCTGCATTGCATCTGTTGTCCAGTTATTATTTGTAACTGTAACAACTGCTTCGTGAGCATCTCCATCAGTCTTAACATGAGGTACGAAACCTTCCATGATTGAAAGAAATGCGTCTGATCCTGTTCCTGTTCCGTTGATTGCAAGGTCTTCGATATCATTACCGAAAGCATTTGTCATCAAACGTACAATGTGATCTTCTAGTTGTGCACCTTCGATATTATCTTCTAGTGCTTCTGCAGAAACTTCCCAGTCAAGACGAATCTTCTTTGTAGTCAATTCAACCTTTGAGAATGTTGCTCCTGCGTTTGTGTAGTCGCCAACTGCTTGCGCTGCTGCACGAATTACACGCTCTCCGACGTTTACCTTTTCGAGTTCCATTGTATTGGCTCTCATAGTAACACGACGGCCATCTTGGGCGAGAGTGGTTGCATCCCACACGTAGTCAATAAAACGACGTGCTTGCTCTGGGCGTAGGATACCTGATCCAGCCTCACCTGAAGGGTTTACTGCGTTTGGTCCTGTTGTTAGACCGTTATTTGATGTAGGGATGTTTCCAAGTACTCCACCGTCTGTGTAGTTACCTGGTACGTTTACTCCTGCATCTGAACCTGATGCGAATGCTCCCTGACCCTGATAGAGTCCTGGTGCTGTTCCACCTAGATTACCTGAAGTTCCAGGTTGGTTCTTGATTATTTCTTGTTCCGACATATTGTCACCTCCTGTGATTTTTACTTATTTTATTTTTTAATTGAATAAGTCGGCTGTTTTGAGGAAACTACCGCCCCATAGGGATTTTTCAACCATTTCAGGTTGATCCTGTACAATCTCGCCGAGATCGCCAGACTTTCGGAAAGCGGTGTCTGCTTCTACAGCATCTACACGCTTACCAAATTCATTGAATTCTTTTGAAACTGATGCAATATCTTTTGCAACTGCTTCAAATGAACTTTTTGCTGTATCAACATCGACCTTTGAAACCTTAAGTGCTTCCACTTCGGCTTGCAATGATTTAACTGTTGATACTAGATCGCTAAAGGCTGATGTTAGAGTGTTCTTGATTTCTGCAATTGACTCTGCAATTACTTCATCTGACTTTGGAGCCATTGGCTTCTTGTCTTCTTCTGCCTCAACATCTGTTGACTCAGTTCCTTCATGAGCAGCAGATTCTTCAGCATCAGTCGGCTTTGCAGCCTTTTCTGTTGAATCTTCTGTATTTGTATCAGACTTTGAATCGCACATGCATGCATCCATAGCCTTTCCACAATCTGGACATGTTGAAGCCTTTGTAACTTCATGTGTATTAGCATCTGCCTCTGGAGCAACCTCTGTTGATTTAACTACTTCTGTTGCTGTTGCCTCTGTTGCTTCTGCAACTGTGGTTTCAACAACTGTTGTTGTTTCTTCTGTCATAGGATTTACCTCCTTGGTAATCTTAGAAGTATTAATGCCTTTAGCACTATCAACTAAGAACTTTATCATGTTTGTTTTTTCGTTATCCGTTTTTTCGACGAATCCTATATTTTTCATTTCATTACCAGTTACTGGGCTTGTAACTGATTCTTCTTCAGACAACAAAACAATGCCTGATTCGTTGTCGTAGAAAACATTTTCAAGGACTGTGTTTGATCCATCGCCCTTAATAACATCAATGCCATCAACCTTTTCTACTGACATAATATTTGCAAATTGATTAGCAGGGGAATCTACAAGACTCAACTCTACTAAATCATATTCTTTAATAATTCTAATTTGTGTGTCTGACTTCTCATCATAAGCGTCATCCCACTTATTCATTCTTCCGCCAATTGAAAAACCAGTATATGTTCCATCCAAAACTTTTTCCCATGCATCTTGTGCACCCTTAGAAATGTATGCAGAAACAAAAACACCAGAATAAAATTTCTTAGATTCTGGATCAAAGTACTTATCTTCTTTAAATGATACCATCTTTCCTACTGCTGATGGTGTATGCATTTCTCTAATGTTCCCACGGAATTTTGCAAATGCATCCATCGATGCTTCTGATGTTACAATATCATTTTGTTTGTCTAAATTGTCAAGGGACGCAAAACCTGAGACTATGCGTCTTTCCTTATCGACTTTAGCAAATGGAAGGGAGAGGCGAACACTTTCGCCCTCAGTATCCCAATGGGCTTTAGATATGATCATGGTTATTATATTATATACCCTTTTTTACAGAAGTATCACTATTCGGACATTTCAGCAATTGCATCAATATCGTCAAATTTTCTGCCCTCACCCTTTGGATTTCGTCCTGCAACTGTTGCAGATCCATCAGACTGATTATTTGTTCGTTGGGCATCTCTGGCTCTATTTGTAGTTGCATCTGCTGACTGTTGTGGCTTAAGGTCTAGTGGCTGATCCCCACCATCTCTTTGTGGCATTCTCAAAATAGTTCTTGCCTCATTAGGAAGCATGATTTGATTTTTTACATAACGCTCAAGGATTTGTGATTGTGCAATTTCATCAGTTAATGTGAGTTCATTAAACTTAAACTGAAGAATATCTGTTTTTTCACGAATAATCTTATTGATTGGCTTTTCAAGTTCTCTTTGTGCTGGTCTTGCAACCTGTTCCTTAAATGTTCTATCTTGTGCAAGTGCTGCAGCGATAGCAGATGAATCGGATCCGCCAAGTTTTGAAAGTGGCACCTGATGTGCTACCAAAATATCATCACGATTTTGCTTACGATACTTTTCAAAAGATCCCTCTTGAACACCATTTTCAATTGGCTCCATCTTAAACTCAACCTTATTTGTATCAGAGTCTCCTGGGAGTGGTATATAAAGAGTTCTATGATTTTGCCCCTTCATTCCAGTCTGCAAGAATCTAAACATCTTATCTTCTGCTTCACCAGAAAGTTTTGCACCCTTAAGAGTTACAACATATCGTGGTACTGCCTTGTTGCTAAAATAGTCAATATTGTATTGTGATGCAAGCATATCTCCTTGAAGTGCTGTGATTGCTGAAATAATATCTGGAACACCGTAAAAAGTATTTAGTGGAGAGTATTCTTTAAAGTGAATAATTTCATTTGGTCTAGCATCTGCAGTTACTGGATTTGGGTTTGTTGCTCCAAAGTTACGGAAATAAACAACTTTATTTGCAATAACCTGAACAAATCCATCACGCAGTCTTCTTGCTCTCATTGTTACTGATGGGATGTGACCAATGTATCCTATTTCTCCTTTTACCGTACGTCCAACTTCAATGTATCCGTTTCCAGTTGCTTGAACATCTGTATAAACCTTTTCCATAATAGTAGTAAACGAGTCTTCGCTATTTAGACTTTCAAGCCAATCTGTTAACTCTATCTTTGCTCTTTCAATTCTTTTTCTAGCACGACCAACTGCTTCTGAATCTGAAGAAGATTCTAACTTCAACATTGTCCTTGAAGAAACCTCAAAGTCATAGCCAAGACCAACAATGTTTTCTACCTTTGCATCAATGGCTGCATGGTTAGCAAAAGAGGTATCATAATAACTTGCAAGTTCATAAAGATTCCATGGTGGAGTAATAACATCAAATAAGCCATATCCATTTCTAAAAATAGTACCTGGATTAATCTCTTTAGACTTAGCACCATCTTTACCGCTTCTAACTGCTAAAGCACTATCCATATATTGTGGAGTTGCCTCACCCTTAGCGATTCTTGACGCTCTTCTTTTAAAGTTATTATCTAAACCAGATAAAGTTTTTAATTCATCCCAAGTCTTATTAAATGGATCTTGCTCTTTAAAAACATCTGCTTCTTGTGGAAAATTATCCATAGATGCACGAACTATATATTCATTTTCTTCTGACATTAGTCATCACTTCCATATTTAGCAATAGTGTCCTTAGCAGCCTGAACAGCACCCAGGTCGTTCATAGATGGAATTAATCCTTCTGATAATCTTTGCTTTTGCTCAGAGTACTCTTCTTCTGAAATTCTAGTTAATCCTGGAACAAAGATACACTGCCCATTGCCTTCATCTCCGTAATATTTTGCTGCATCACGTAGTTTTGCAATTTGGGTTATGTCGCCCTTCATTGATTCAATGTTAAGAACAGATCCAGAACCATCAGTAAACCACTTTCCGTCTGCCTTCTTGTAAACATAAAGTCCCCAGTCATAATGCTTTTCAATAATCTTTGCACGAGACTCACCAATTTGCCCTTTCATTTTGGGCAATGCTTTACGCTTTTTCTTTGGATTTTCAATATTCATAACCACAAGTATACCATATTATACTGGATCTGATGTCTGAGATTGCCACACTATATCTGTATAAAGTTCATATTGATATGAGTTTAGCCTAAATTTTCTTGTATCGTCTACAATTATCTTATTTGTACCAACATAACTCTTATACACATCAGAAGGATCTACTCCATAATAAGACTTTGTGGACAAAACAAGTACCCCATTCCAAACATATGCTGAATTCCAGTAATCCCACTCTAACTCTAAAGGCCCCAGATACTTAACCTTAAACCAAGGTCTTTCTGTAATATTTTGAACTTCCTGTAAGTTTGTGGACTTGTAATGAGAAACAAGATTAACAAGCAAAGGACCATTAATTTTAATTGATCCAACATAGTTATCAAAGTTAACAATACTGGAAAATGATACCCCCAGCATTCCCCATTCCCTTATGGTTATGTTTGGCTCTTTTACAAGATTACCATTCCAATAAAATCCAATACCGTTTTCAATTTGTCCAGTTCTTGCATTAACAGCATATATTTTTGCTCTTTTGCCATCTGGATGATTTGCTACCATATAAAACTTTATAAGATCATTTTTGCCCTCAACCTCAAAAATTTGTGTTGGAGCATATGGGAAAAAGTCTTGATCATATCTAATTGCTGCCTGCATAGCCATAACTTTATAATTAGAAGATTTGTTTGAATTTACTGGAATTGATAGTCCACGATTTACTAATGGGTCATACGAACCCTTCACCTGTATTCCAGAATTTTTTGTAAGATATAAGTATGGAGAACTACCCTTATAAATTGTGTATGGATTTGGCTTTTTATAATCATAGTAAATACCAGTTTTTGTATATGGATAAATCTGAACACCAAACCTGCTTCCAATTGGATTTGGAGCCACATCATTATAAGCCTGTGATGCTAGTTGCAAACTTTTAACTCTAACTGGATTATTAAGAATTCCACGCACTTTAAAATTTAAATGAACAACTACCGCAAGATCATTGAAATTAGTTCCTCTTGGTGGGTATAGTAGCATTCCATCTACTACCTCATATTTTGTATTTATAAAATTATCGTAGATAGGTTTATTATTATCATCATAACCCAAAAGATATGTTCCTGGCTCAACAATTCCATTTTGCAATGGTGACTCTATATTTGTAAAATAAGAGTCTTTGGCATTTGCACCTGTTGAGACATACTGAAAACTGACATAAGATTTTACTAATGAGTTTGATGTATCATACTTATATGTTTTTGAAGATTTATTTTTTAAGTCTGAATAATCCATGTACCCAGTAAAAAGGTGATTGTCAAGTGATTCATAAGTTCTTTGAATTGGATTTTGGTACTCAGATTGCAGTTCTTCATAATTCCAAGAGCCAACCTGAGATTCTTCTACAAACTTTGAGGGTGCTGGATAATTTATATTAAACTGCATAAAATCTAAATCATAGTACGATTCATTTTTTGCATCTGTAACATATTTTGCAAAATATGACAATGGTATGTGATCTTCCCAATAACCATCTATATCTATATCTAATGCAAAAGTATCAAAGTAGTTATTTGGGCTTAAGGTATAACTTGCTATATGATTTATTAATTTTTGAGTTGGATATGAGTTAATGTTTCCACCATCTAAAATATAGTCCCAAAAATAAGAAGTTGCACCAACATATTGGCCAGCATCATAATCAATATACTGATTATAAGTATTAAAAACATTTTCAAAATTAGTAGGTGTTCCAAAATCATTAAAGCATTCAGAAATAAAAGAGTGGTTTCTTTCTGTTGCAAAACCTATTTTATATATATTTCCTAAAAACATTTTAGATAGAGTTTTATCTCCACCAACATATAATTTAAGCCCTGACCTATTTCCAAAAAAACTAGAGACATCTTGGCCGTAATGAGAAGCAAAAGTATCTATATCTAACCCAGAGATAAAATCTTCTCCAACTTGTACTGGCACTGTTTCATATATGAATTTTTCCCCAGAAGATTTAACAATTTTATACTCTAACTCTAATGTATGTTGCAACTCAATAATAAATGAATTTCCAGTTATTTGGTCATCTATCCTAAATAAAACTTGTGGTGAATCTGGCACTGATAAAACTTTAAAAATTCCATAAAAAGATCTAATTGGAGTATTTGTAACATCTAAACTATCAAACAAAATATATCCGCTTGTATCGTTCCAGTCAGAATTTGGCCTTAATCTAAAGAGCATATCTGATTCATTCTGTATGTTCTTACATGCAGTGTTCCACTCTTGATTTGTTTTATTATTAAAAAATACCGTTGGCAAATTATACTCTGGAAGAGATAGTGCATTATTTGATGCAACTAGATTATCTATAGATGCTTGAGACCAAATACCTATATCTGGATAAGAATAATTATTTGAATAGTTTGAAAATGGATAATCAATAAATAGGGATGTTCCACTATAAGATGCATTAATATTTTCTGGTACCTCAACACCTTGACCGTAAACAAACCTTCGTTTTGCAACAATTGATGGAACCTGATAAGGATAAATTGCAACACAGTCTACTTCAATTGGAGATACATCTTCGTATGCATAAAATCCAATCCAGTCTTGATTTTTACCTTCAGAATTATATTTATCTGGTAAAGCAAGTTCTGAAGTTATCATGTTTAATGAAATTACCTGCTCTCCATTAATAAGAAGGTTTGCTGAGTTATTTGTTAATCTAACATGAACAATCATTGGCCTTACCCATTCACCAATATAGTGAGATCCATAATAATTATCAATCTTTAAAATTATGAAAGGGCCATCTACATAAATTCCATCTAAAGATGAGATTGGTCCACAAATTCTTTTCTTAACACTTGTATCTGAATTAATTCTGAGCCACATCTCTAGCGTTTGTTCTTTAAATTTACCACCCTCATTTAAAAAACCATTTCCAGGAATTATTAAAGATGGCAGATCTCCATTTTCTTTTAATATTGTTGTACTTGTAGATCCATAAACTAGAGGAATCCCAGAATTTTTTGCAACAAGTGCATTGTCAGAGACCATATAGTATCCAGGAGAATCTGACAAACCATAAGATTTTGCCTCAATCGCATATGATGAATCAATTGCTATATCGGAAGGAACTAAAACTTTTTGAGCACCCAAAGATGTTGAATTAAACTCTTCTGACCATTGACCAAGAGTTATTCCATTAACAAGAAATTCATAATCATTTTGTGAAATAGAACCACTAATATACTTTATCTTCAACACAATTCTAAAGGTTGTATTTTTATTTGGAATCTCAAAGGTTTCTGAGACAAACATCCATTTTCCATAAATAGATGTATTATAATTTTTTAGATTTTGAATTACTTTACCACTTAGTGGATCGTAGTACTCATACCCTATTTCGATTCCAGCAATATAAGAACTTAATGAATTTATATAACCACCAATAGAAAATGTAGACATATATGAATTTAGTGTCGTAAAATTACTTAAGTTATCGCTTATGCAAACTATCTCACCAAAACTTTCAGTGCTTAACTCTCCAGTAAGTTTAGTAACTGAACTATCTGTAAAAGGCTCATCGTATACGGAGTCAAACTCTTGCGAAGACCCACCAGTTACTGACCAATTGAAAACAGATCTTTCTTCTTCATTAATCAAAGAAATATAGTCTGCTTTATCATCCAATGCCCACAAAACCGTTGGGTGTTCAGCAAACACTTTTTCTGCATATAGATTTGATGGAATAGACATTATAGGTCTATTTTATCATACTATGCGGGTAAACCATCTTGGAAGTGCATATCTATTTGAGCCAGTAATTTTTTTTACACCGTGCATAAAAGAGGGATTATCTGGAAAAGCAATCATATCTCCAGTCTTGGGTTTAATCTCTATATCATGGTCTGGGAAATAAATTTCTCCACCACCATAATTATCATTTAAATATATTAGTGTTGCAATATCATTTGGTCTAGATGTATCAAAATGTGCTGGCATATCTGCATCTATATCAAATTTTGAAATATGTGTCTTTCTTTCTAAAAAATCTTGAAATGGTCCTTCATAATCTTCAAGTATTTGACTGTATGCTTTTTTTGCAACATTTTGTAATAAACTTATTACATTTACATCATTTTTTGAAATTTCCTGAAAGGTCTGTATTTTAAAATAATCTATATGCTCATATTTAAAAAAAGAACTATCTGTTTTTTTGGAATAATCATATATGATTTCTGCAAGTTCTGAACTAATAAAGTTTGGATAAATTTTTATTAAATCTGAACTCATGATATTTTTATTTCACAATAATCTGTTGTACAGTATGCCTCACCCATTGCTTCTAGGTTATCTACACCGTCGTAAATTGCACCAAAATCAATATGCTTTAACTTACCTACATAACTATTATACTCCTCTTCAGAAATCTGAGTATATGGCTGTTGAGGATAAACAGTATTTCCCATTGGCAAGAATGATACTGCCTTTAACTGTCCCTCGTACATATGCAATGCTGGAACAACATGCTTTGATTCTGTTTCCTTGTCAAAAGACAAAGTTACAGAAACCCCATTATCTGACCAATACTTTTGAGCAGTTGCTGCAAGTGCAATTTTTTCAAATAGCGTTACATCTTTTTCAGATCTTGGATGACCTGACTTGATTGGGAAGTAAACTACTGATGTATTTGCTGATACTACGTCGTCTTCAATTGTGTACCCTGCTGCTTTGAACAAGTGCGTCATTGGATCTGTGTTTCCAAATCGAACTGCACGAAGGAAGAAGTTTCCTCCAGGTCCCCAGTGAACTCCAGGAGTTGCACCAGAAAGAATTGAAACTGATCCTGATGGCTTAACTGTTGTTACACGAATTGATTCACGAACACAAAGCCATTCTGAATACTGATGATCGTAGTGACGAATCTTGTTGTATCCTTCATCCATCCACTCACGAACGATTGGCAAACCCTTTTGATCTGCAAAGGAAGCAATACCAGTAAGTGATGTACCAATACGACGATTGCGTTGCATGATACCGTTTGTTTGTGGCCAGTGTGTTGGAACAAGTGTAACAGTCTTTCCATAAAGGTATGCAAACTTCAGGGTACGCAGGAAGTCCTCCTTAGATTCATGACGATTCAGGTGCACTTCTACAAGTGTACATAGTTCGTATGACTCCAATGGCTGCTCCGCACATGGGTTAAACCCCATCACACGATAATCTTTACCGTCTGGCGCATCCTTTAGTCGTCCATAATTACGAGCAACATCAAGCCAAATAAAACCTGGCTCTCCATTTTCCGTAATTAAATCTACATAATCTTCATACTTTGTTCCTACTTCTGCTGAAATAGAGTTATTAGACATCCAAGCCCAACCTGGATTTTCTGGGTCAAATGAGTTACGCTCTGGGAACATCTCTGAGTTCTTTAAGTTCATAAATGTATCATCGCCAGCGTTACCCAAAGCAAGTGTTGCTGATCTACGAACATTTCCTGATACAACGCATGTACCAATAAGGTTTACCAAATCTACAATAGCACGAGAATCCAGTGTTTCTCCACCTCTGGAGCCGATTACACGGTCTATTTGGTCGTGCAACTTGATAAGAGGTGCAGGCCCTGACGCAACGCCTCCAAAGCCCTTAATGGGTGCTCCAAGAGGTCTGATCAAATCATAATTAAACTTCTGAATACTTTGGTTTGCTCTAAGGTATGAGTTGATTAGAAGTCTAACTGACTCTACCCATCCTTCACGAGTGTCTGGAATTTCAAAGATCTCTTCTGGCTCTGTTGGGGTATAGATTAAGAAATTCTTATCCTGTCCCACTGTATCAAATCCTACACCAATGCCAAGCATTAATGCATCCATAACCCAAGCAAACAAGGCTCCTGGATCATTCTTATCAAGATCCTTGGTTGATACCATTGCACAGTTTTGTAGTGCTGCTGAGTTCTTCTTCTCCATAGTCATAGGAGTTCCAAATGCCCACATTCCTCGACCTGGTGGAGTCCACTTCAATTCAAACATTCTTTGAAATGCTTCTTGTGCAGATTTTTGAGCCTTGTAGTCATTCCATGGTAAGCGGTTTTCTTTAGCATGATTCTTCTGAACTGAATACATACCTTCAATTACACGACGACAAACCTCATGCCATCTTTCTTTAGTTCCATCTTCCTTCATGCGAGAATAAGTACGAATAAAAGTAATTTCTCCAAGTGAATTTTCTGCTGCATCTTTAAAACCAAATGGACTTTCTGTATTCTTGTACTTTTCTACAAAATCTTCTGGAAGTCTAAAACTAAAAAAATCGGTCATGTGTATCGTCCTTTCAAAAACGGAATAGTGTTAAGTATAGCAGAGTTTTATAAAAGTTAAAACTGTAAGTAAATCTTTACTTTAGAGTTAACAAAAACTAAAATTATCCAATTGGAATCCAGTGTTGTTGTTGCGATCCAAGCATTTGTGATAATGGTGATAAATCATATGCAATTGTAATTCTTGGAGTTGTTTCGCTCCAACCACCTATTCCGTGTGGGTGACCAGTTTCTGAAAGGATAGCACGATTGTTTTTGTTTATATTATCAAAAAGATCTTCCCCATTGATTCTGTATCTAGTATATGATGGTTCTGCATTTACACAATAATATCCATGAAATATTGGTGCTCCAGTTCCATTCATATGATCATGCAATCCGTCTTTTGTTTTATCATTAAGTTTTGGATCAAAGTTGTAGTTTATATTAAACCACCCCTGAATCATATACTGTTCTTTTTTAATATCTATTTCATAATAATATGTTGCTTCTTTTAACATGTCTTCAATGTTTGAATATAAGTTATAAATCATGTGATTATGAAATTGAAAAATGTTATATTTTTGAGCAAGCATGCTTGTAAAATTTGGATATTTTGATTTTATATCATTAAATTCTTCTTTAGATAGTCCAGGTAGTTCTCCATTTTTCAAGGATGTCTCTAGTTTTAAAACATAGTCTACTAATTCAACTAAGTTGTTATCTAGTGATCTTTCAAAAAATCTATGACCTTTATTATTTGTGTTCATTTGTATACCTTTTTCTTCCAAAAGTGTTTCTTATAACCAGAATTAAATACACTTCGAATTATATTCCTTTGCTTATTTATTTTTTTAACTTCATCTATACTTCTTACTATTTTTGAAACAAAGGTTGTTCTTTTAAATGGAATTACCTGAACCAGTGGAGTTCCTTGTTTAATAAAACCTTTAAAGTTGTCTTTTACCAAAAATGAAAAAAGTCCGTCTGAGGCAAAACTATCCGTATCTATTATTGCAGAAATAGCAAATAGGGGTGAATCCTCACGATGTTGTGGGTTAATGAATATACTACTATATCCTGGAGTTGTTTTTACTAGCCAAACTAGATTAACTCTAAATATATGATCAATGTATTCATCTTTATTTATTGGGTATCCAGAAATCTGTCTCATATCATGCATACCAGTCATTGGTGTAGAAACAAATTGCTTCATAGATTGTGGAACATCAAAGATTTGTTTTCCTTCTGTTGTATCTATATATATATCAAATGGTGCTTTTAATATATACCCGCTTGTTAAAATATCTAAAAATGCCATACATTTTTTAACAGTTAATTTTTGTACACCATTTGAAGGTGATTGATCATTATCATAAAATCCTGGAATTTTTCTAAACCATTCTGGCATATTTTTTGAAGATGGTTCTGGCTCTGGAAAAGCATCCACCATTTGTGGAAATAAAGTAATAAAACTTATTTCTTGATTTTCAGACTTCATCTAACAATTATATCAGACTGTATCTGGTCTGTCAAATGCTAGTGATTTTTCTGTAAAGAAGTTGTCATAAGGTTCACAGTTAATAGAAAGTTTTTCCATTTCCATGTCAATTGCTTCAACTACTAAAATATCAACAAATCCACTATGTTCGTGTGAATATCTCTGATATGTTGTATCTACTTGTGCAACATTAAGGTACTTGATAACTCCATCTTTTTTAACCAAAATATTGTGTGTATTAACAAACATATCTCCATCAATAAATACAAAGTTTTGTGCTACACCTGGGGTCAAAGAAACAATTGTTGTTTCAACTACTGGTAGATTTGACAAATCTTCTGTTGTTGACCAAGAAAGCCAATCATTATTTTCTCCAAGATCTACAGCAAGAACTTTGTCTCCTACATTAAGGTTTTTTGCCTCAACATAGCCATTAGTTGTAAGAACTTTTGTTTCAATTGATATTGAGTCACGCCATCCTGGTGAGAATCCAAACACACCGAATGGTGAGAATCCAAACACACCGAATGGTGAGAATCCAAACACACCGAATGGTGAGAATCCAAACACACCGAATGGTGAGAATCCAAACACACCGAATGGTGAGAATCCGAATACTGAGAATGGTGTAAATGAGAATGTTGTAACATTTGAAGAGTATCCAGAATAGTCAGAATTACCATTTGCATTTGTTGCATAGACTCTGTAAGCCTGTGTTTGTCCACCACCCTGTGAAATATTAATAGATGTTCCAGAAGTGTCTCCCGCTGTTCCATCATTTCCTTCGACATGGTAGTTTGAAATTGCTTTTCCACCGTTTGCTGGAGCAGACCATGTTACTGTATCATAAGATGCTCCAGAGGGAGATGATCCGCTTGGAGCAGATGGTGCACCTGGAACTGTTGTTGCAGTTACTGGAGATGTTGCTGAAGATTCTCCACTAGTTCCATAAGAGTTTGTAGCAGTTACCTTAAATGTATAAGATGTGCCTGATGCTAAATTTTGTACTACGATAGGAGAAGAAGCCCCAGATGCAGTTTTTGATGCATCCTCAACAGCCGTAACTGTATAGGATGTTGCTGCATATGGGCCTGCTGCTGTGAATGTTACAGAGATTGCGCCATTGTTATATGCACGACCAGTTCCAACATCTGTCCCCGTTCCGATTGTTGGTGTATATGGTGCCAAGAAGTCATTTGCTCCCTGGCTCATTCTGCCTGCTTGTTTTGACATAGTTAATCTCCTTTAATTCGTATTATGCTGATAGGTCTCCGAAGACCAACCATCCGCCTGAAATCTTCATTGCTGTTACAACTGAGTATGTTGTTCTGAACTTGAGTCCAGGTGTACCAACTACACCGTTTGTTGAAGCAAATGATGCACCTGTACCTGATGCCTGGTAGAAGTCAATTGACTGTCCAGTTGAGTACCCTGTTGCAGGAAGTGTGATTTGTACTGCTCCAGTTAGTGGAACAAACTTATCTGCTTCTCCAGCAGCAAGTGTTGCTGATGATGAAATTGCTGTTGCAATTGTTGTAATAGATGGTACGCCAACCTTTGTTTGTGTACCGTCTGAGAATGTAACACCAGATGATGCTGTAACAGCACCAGAGAATGTTGGAGCATCTGCGACTGCAATTGTTGAACCAGTCTTTGTGATATTTGTACCAGCAGTTACTGCTTCAGAAGCATTAAACTGTGTGTAGTTAACATTTGTTGTTCCAATTGTAATTGTTCCTGTTGTGGTAAGAATAAATCCCTTAGAACCATTTGTTGTTCCAGAAGTTACAAAACAGAAATCTCCTGTTGCAAGTTCTCCTGATGGGTTGTTATCGGCATCGGCTGCACGAGTTAATACCCATGCTGCTGAACCTGATCCAACCGTAGTTAATGTATAAATACCATTTTGTGTTGCAGTTGTTTGATCTTTAACAAGAACTCTATCTCCAACAGACCATGATGAAACTCCATCTAACGTAGTAAATGAACGGTTGGTATCAGCAGTAAGTGTTGCACCAAGACCATTTGTACCATTGCTATAGTTAGCAGATAAATTTGTTGTAGTTGTTGCTTTTACTGCTTGGTGAAAGTTAATTCCAGCAGCAATACCATCAACATATAACTTAGTTGCTGCATGAAGGTCTGATGTAGGTGCACCTGAAAGTGTAAGTGCTCCTGTCATTGTTCCTCCAGCAAGTGCCAACTTAGCATTAAGTGCTGTCTGTGTAGCAGTTGAAACAGGCTTATTGGCATCTGAAGTATTATCAACATTTGCAAGGCCTACTGAAGACTTTGTAAGTGCTGCTACTGCAGTTGAAACCTTTGTATCTGCTGCTGTTCCTGCTGCTGCAATAGCCTCAGACTTAGCGGTAGCAACTGTTGTTGCTGTTGCAAGAACTGAAGTATCTGCAATTCCATGTACAGAAGTTGTTGCTGAATTATGTGTTGTTACCTGACCATCAGCATATGTTTTTGTTGCTAATAGTGTAGTATCTGCAATTCCATGAACATCTGTTGTGTCTGCCCCATGAGTAGAAACTGCTGAATCTACGTATGACTTAAGAGCAAGATCTGCAGTATTTAAAATACCATGAACACTTGTTGTATCTTCAGTGTGTGTATTTATTAATGTATTTACTGAAGCAGTTGTTGCTAGTGCAGCAGTATTTGCAATTCCGTGAACATCAGTTGTTCTAGCATTGAAGTCAGTAATATAAGTTTCAATATCTGGCCACTTGGCAAGAACTGTTGTATCTGAAATTCCGTGAACATTTGTTGTATCAGCCTCGTGAGCAACCACAACACCATTTACATAATCTTTGTTTGCTGCATCTTGTCCACCTGTTGGTGCTGGAAGATTTGTAATTTTATTATTATCCATATTTATGTTTCCAGTCATCTGTGTTCCTGACTTTGAAACTTTTGCATTAACTGCATTTAAAATTGTTGTTGCAAATGATCCATCATTATCAAGTGCTGCTGCAATTTCGCTAAGTGTATCTAATGCTTCTGGTGCTCCAGCAATAAGATTTCCTAGTTGACCTAGTGGGATTTTTCCATTTGAATCAAGTGTTGCAACACCATTAGATGCTGCTTTTTGAGTTAAAAGAATATAATCATCTAGTGATCCACCAAGATCTTCTAGATTCTTAAAGTATGATAGGTCAGACCATTCAGTCGTACCATCACCTAGTTTAAATTGGTTTGTGTCTGTTTCTACACCAATTTCACCCGCAGCAAGTACTGGGTTTGCATTTGTCCATTGAGAGGCTGTTCCTCTTCTTTGTTGCATTCTTGTTGACATTATTATCTCTCCTCTGTACGGGCTGCGTACTCTTTATTATTTAAATTTTTCATTGACTAACTCCCCCGCCATCAAGAACGAGATTGAGTGAACCAATATTGTTTAAAACAGATTTTACAAAAGCAGTTGTTGCTATTTGTGTGCTATCTGTTGAAAATGATGCTGTTGGTGCTGATGGTGTTCCAGTAAGTGCTGGTGAAGCCAAAGCAGCCTTAAGATCAAGTGCTGTTTGTGTTGCAGTTGATACTGGTTTTGCAGAGTCTGCTGTATTGTCTACTGAACCAAGTCCAACCATAGATTTTGTAATACCAGAAACTGTACCAGTAAAGGTTGGTGAAACAATTGGTGCGTATGTTGATGATGCAGTTGCAGAAGCAAGTTTAGCATCTAGTGCTGTTTGTGTTGCAGTTGATACTGGCTTATTTGCGTCTGAAGTATTATCAACATCTGAAAGTCCAACTGATGATTTTGTCAATCCAGAAACTGCAGTTGAAACTGCTGAGTCTGCATAAGTTTTTGTAGCAAGTTGTGCTGTGTTAGCAATGCCATGGATATTAGTTGTGTCTGCTTCATGTGAAGCAAGGTCAGCACTTGAAGCCTTTGTTCCAACAAGAGTAGCAAGTGTTGCTGCTGTTGATTCGTCTGCTGTTAGAGCATCTGCAAGTTCTTTTAGTGTATTTAGTGCTTCTGGTGCTGAGTTTACAACTGCTGCTACTGCAGTAGATGCTGCGTTATCAGCATATGTTTTTGTAGCAAGAGCAGATGTATCTGCAATACCGTGAATATTTGTTGTATCTGATTCATGTGAAGCAAGAGCAGTTGCTGCTGTTGTTTCTGCACCTGACTTGGCATTATTAGCCTTAGTAGTTGCATCAGATGAAGCAGTTGAAATTGCTTCTGATTTAGCAGTTGAAATTGCTGTAGCCTGTGCTGTAGAGACTGGCTTTGCTGAATCTGCTGTATTATCAACCGATCCAAGTCCTACCATAGACTTTGTTACACCAGATACAGTTCCTGTAAATGTTGGTGATGCTATTGGAGCCTTGGCTGCAAGATTTGTTGTCATTGTGCCAATAAAGTCTGGGTTATCTCCAATAGATGCTGCTAATTCATTAAGTGTATCAAGTAGGTCTGGTGCTCCATCAATTAGGTCTTGGATGGCTGCTGCAGCGTCTGCAGTAAAGTAGACAAGGTCTTCCCAGCGATTAGTGCCGTCACCAATTTTAAATTTATTTGTGTCAACTTCAAATCCGATTTCGCCTGCTGCGAGAATTGGGTTTGCTGATACCCACTGAGAGGCTGTTCCTCTGCGTTGCTGTTGTCTAACTGCCATTTATTTCCTCCTTATGGGTGCTGCCCATATGTATCTTATTATAACATCAATTTATTAATTGAAATTATCTATTGCAATTCCGCCATCATGTGTTGATGAGAATACTGTATCTAATGCACTGCCAGAGTCTGTGCTGGCAGTCATTGGACTGTTAAAAAATCCAGAATCTACAAACATTGTAACAATAAGGCCATTGCCATCAATTGAAGTGTCATGAATGTGATCTGGAATATTGGTTGTGTCTTCAATAGTTGCTTGTGTATACCAAGAACCATTATAATAAAAATTAACTCTATTTGTCAGAGTGTCTAACCACTGTGTACCATTAGTTGGTGAAGAAGGAGCAGTATCGCCGACAGCCATTGATTTTGAATCAACATACTCTTTAGTTGCTGCATGTGTATTAAGAGTTGGGACTCCTACTGTTACTGCATCTCCAAATGTACCGCCGTTTGCTACGACTAATCCATTTTTGACTTTGAAGTCTTTATCGACTGTTGCCATTTATTTCTCCCCTGTACCACATTTTTTGTGGGGGATTTTGAAAGGATCCCCCTAACCTTTAATTAATTACTTAAGTAGTGTTCCCATAACAGTAACTGTTGAGTTATTGTTAGCAGTTGTTACTAGAAGTTGTACGTTTGATCCTGAAATACCTGCTGAAATTGATGATGCTGAACCATTAGTTCCAACAATTCCGTATTCAGTGATTGCAATATTGTCTGAAGTATCAAGTGTCAAAAGAACCTTTGAAATTTCAGTGTGTGTTCCATAGGCAACCTTTACAAGGTATTCTGCTGAACGGTAGTCAGCCTTTGCAAAAGCATGTGCTGTCTGAACTCCAGCAGTTGGTGCTGAAAGAGTTGCAGCAACTTGCTTGGCAACTGAATTCAAATCAACTGATGTGAAGTTTGGAACAACTGCTTGTACAGCAGATACTGCACGAGCATTTGTAAAGTAAAGGTTTGTGCCTTCTGCAAGATCAGATGTTGTAGAATCTGCTACACCGTTTTCTGCGGTAATAGTAAGTCCTGCACCTGTTCCTGTGATTGTGATATTTGTAAGTGATGCACCAGTCAAAAGATCTGCTGCTGAAGACTTAGCACGAGAATCTGTAAAGTATTCATTTGTACCCTCTTCAATATCAGATGTTGTAAGTGCGTTTACTGCTGATGTAATTGCAGAGTTACGATCTGAAACTTCTGTAGAAATTGCTGAATTTGTGTAATCATTAGCATCAGTAATTGCTTCGCCCTTAGCGTTTGAAATTGCTGAATTACGGTTTGAAACTTCAAGTGAGATTGCAGAATCTGTGTACCCATTTGAAGATGAGATTGCTTCGCCCTTAGCAGTTGAAATTGCAGAGTTGCGGTTTGTAACTTCGGTTGAGATTGCAGAATCTGTGTACCCATTTGCAGCAATCTCTGCAGCATCTGCATATCCTTGTGCTGCTGTATCAAGGCCAGAAATTTCTGAATCTACATATGTTGTGTCAGCCTTTGTTGCAACCAAGTTAGCAACATCTGTTGCATAATTTGGATTATCAGCAATTGCAGCAGCCAATTCATTAAGTGTATCAAGAAGTGCTGGTGCTGAATCTACAAGAGCAGCGATCTCTCCATCTGTGTATGAATTAGCAGAAGAAATTGCCTCTGATTTAGCAGTTGAGATAGCACTATTTCTATTTGTAACTTCTGTTGAAATTGCAGAAGAAATTGCTGAGTTGCGGTTTGTAACTTCAGAAGAAATTGCAGAATCTGTATATCCCTCAGATGTTGAAATTGCTTCACTCTTAGCAGTTGAAATTGCTGAGTTGCGATTTGTAACTTCAGTTGAGATTGCTGAATCTGTATATCCATTTGAAGATGATATTGCCTCACCCTTAGCGGTTGAAATTGCAGAGTTACGATTAGTAACTTCGGTTGAGATTTCAGAATCTGTATAGCCATTTGCAGCAATTTCTGCAGCATCTGCATATCCTTGTGCTGCTGTATCTAGAGTAGAAATTTCTCCATTTACATATCCACGAGTTGCAATTTCATTATTTGATGATTTTCCGCCATAGTAGGCTGATCCATCTGGATTAAGAACAATGTCTCCATTGCCTGAATTAAGTGCAATGTCATCTGATGCAGAAAGAAGGATTCCATTATTAGAACCAATTTCTGTATCTCCATTAACAACATCAATACCGTTGTTTGTTGAACCACCAACATAGAGCGTATTTACTGTTACATTTTCAGCAGCAAAGTCTCCGTTAGCGTCACGCTTTACAACCTTGTTTGCTTCGTTAGCAGATGTGGCTGTTCCACCAATAAGACTAACTATGTAGTCTTGATCATCTTGTTTCTTTGTAAGAATGTCAAATCCATTAACTGTCGCTGTTGTACCTTCAACGATAAGTCCACTCTTAATTTTAAAATCTTTATTTACTGTTGCCATTTTTTATATCTCCTTTTATTTATGCCTTAAGTCCCATACGTGCAAAACGTACAGTGACTGGCTTGATCGCAGGATCTGGAGTGACTGTTAAAGCCACGGTATTTCCAGTGCGAGAGACATCAATGGTGCCAATATTCCCATCATTGTCGATAGTGCCATATTCGCTGACAGACACATTTTGTCCATCAACTAAAATTGTTAATTCGGTTGCATAGAACTTATTGTCCCCTGCAGAGGTTTTTGATATTGAAACAATATACTTGACCATTCGCCAAACTGTGGCATCAAAATTATCAACTACAGTTACATTCTCAATACCATTGATTGTATTTTCATTATTACCCGCTGATCCCAAATCTGTTGATTGAGCAACAAGGGTATCAATTAAATCTACATAATTTTCTTGAGTTGGTCTATCACCTGTTTGAAATAGACTCTTTACTCCTGGAACTGATATTTTAGCCATGTGGTAATTATAACACCCCTTTTTATTTATTTAATTAGAGGATATAGTTGCTATATCCAATAACTTGCAATGGGATTGCTGGAATCATCCCACGAACATCTTGAATTTGAACTGATGAGAATTTAACACGGAATGGAAGAATTTCTTTTATTTCAACAAATCTTTGAAGATCTTTGATTGTTGTTATTGAATAGTCAAATGATTTTATTAACTTAGTTTTATGATTTAGTTCATCTATTATTATTGCTGTTGCCATTAATCTGTTACATCTTCAAGGATCTTCATGCTACCCTGGCAAACAGTCCAAACTCTTGTTGAGTCAGATAACTGGATGTCAAAAATGTCTCCTGTTTGAAGTTGTACAGATTCTGCTGCTGTTAGCCAAACTGTGAATTCTCCTATTAGATCATCATCATCTTTTCTTGGGTGCAAATGCATTACAACTGTAGCATCATCTGTAATAATTCCAGGGGTTGAGTTTGGTCTTTTAATTTTCATAGCAATTTCCCAATCAGGGATATTTAATGGTTGTTTTGCATCATCTGTTGCGTATACTTTAAAACCAGACGTATCTCCACGAACTACAGTCCAAATAACAGTAGGTGGTTTATTTCCTATATCGTATGATGATTGAGATCCCCTTGTAGTTGCCATTATTTTATTATATCACTATTAGGCTAATCCAGCCTTTAGTGCCCCCCATGTACCGTTGCCTTTTGCCTCAACAATAATAATTCCACTTACATCTTTTTTTGCAACTATGCCTACTGCTCCGCCTGATTGTGTTTTAGTCAACCAGCCATCGGTGCCAACATATAAAACATCCCCATTTTCAAAATTACGAGTATCAATATTTTTTAATACACCTGCAACTACACAAACTCCTTGAGAATTACTTGTTAGGTCCTGTTTTAATAATCCTAGGATTGGATTGGTGGTTGAAGGAACTGCTTTATTTACCTTGGTTGCTGTTGAATAATCAGTTACATAAACTGGAGTACCAGCGGGAAGAGTTTGACCAGAAGCATTTATTACACTAACCTGAATTACAGATAAGTCTAATCCAGATAGAGCATCTTGAACATCTTCAGCAAGATTGGCAATATCTCCATGCACATTTACTGCATCTGATGCCTGTGGATAACGTAATGAAAAATCTCCAGATGTTTGTGCCATAATATTTCATTATACCATATTTGATTTAACAACTTGACAACATTAAGTAAAAACTGTTATAATTATACATAGACACCTACCAGGGTGTTATTGTTTTCTAAGGAGGAAACTATGATTAAATTTATCGAAAGAAACAAAGAGATCATTAGCACACTCAGTATTGTGGCATTATTTGCTGTATTTTCTAACAGTGCTAATGCTGCAACAATTAATAACCATTTAAGTCCCGAACAGGCTCAGATCTCGCAAACCACCTCGCAAGAGGTTTTTTTGGTTTCTAAGGAAGAAAAATTAAAGAGTTTTGAAAATAAAGGAACTCTTACCGATCTAGAACTAAAGGAACTACTTTACCTTGTTGGATTCAGAGGATCAAACCTTGTTGAGGCTTGGGCAGTAGCAAAGAAAGAGTCTAATGGTCAGCCAATTAGATTTAATGGAAACTCCAAGACTGGGGACAGTTCTTATGGTATGTTTCAAATCAATATGATTAATGATTTAGGTCCTGAGCGTCGTGACAAGTTTGAACTTGTTACAAACTCTGACCTTTTAAACCCAGTAATAAATGCACAGATTGCATTTCATATGTCAGATGGTGGCAAAGATTGGTCTTCTTGGCATGGACTGACTCCACGTACAAAGTACTGGATGGCTCAATTTCCAAACTAAATTATAAACAACTAAAAGCACCTATGGGATAAAACCTATGGGTGCTTTTTAGTTTCTCAATATTAAATTGACTGCTACTCTAGGTGCCACTAAAGTCTCAACCTCATGGGTAAGGTTTTTAGGTATAAACACAAAATCTCCTTCTACAAGATGATATTCATTTTGCAGGTTTTCTCCAGTACGCCAAATCATTTCACCTTTAACTACCCACTGAAATTGATCTACATGATCACTGTGTTTTTTTCCAACAACCCCACGATTTTTCATAAGAGAAACTAAAGCAAAGTTACCATCATAAACATCTGAAGAGTATTCAGAAAGACCCCATTTAGTTACCTGATCAAGTTCTGGAATTATGGACATATATTTATCATTTTGATCATAAAGTTGAAAAGCCATTCTTGACCAAAATCTACATTTTAGTCTCATGTCAGAGGACTCGCCTTCAACAAAATCATTTAAAAGGTATGATCTTTCTGGAAACTTTTCCAAGTCTTCATCAACATATTGAGAGACCATTGACATAATTGTATCTAAAGATGGAAGATCTGTAAAAACATCTTTAAATATATGAATTCTGTTTTCTTTACGGGCTTGATCTACTAATGACATATTAATTTTAGTATTTTTTGGTTCTAAACTATTTATTTTTATAGAACTATTTTTATATTTTTCCCAAGGAGATATTTCATTCTTTTTCATTTTAGCCAACTAACTACTGAATACCTAGTTCCTTCCAAAACTGGAAGAACCGAATGATTATAAACATAGGTTGACGGAAACAGTAAAAGTTCATTTGAATTTGGCTTATATGTTATATTAAATCTTGGAAAAACAATCTCTCCGCCCTCATAGTTGTCATTAATATAATAAACAAGAGAAAGCCTTCTATGAAAGTCTTTGTGATCATCTATATGATTAACAAATTTTTGACCTTTACCATATTTTAAAATACTATAGGAATCATGCCATGTGGTCTCAAGTTGGTGCTCTGACTTATAATCTACCTCTGCAGGTCCAAAGCCAACTAAAAAAATATTTGATAGTATTGCATTAAAGGCTTGATCTAAATTTATAAAATCATCAATGATTGACTTTGAATATGGCACAACAGTTGTAAGAGTATCTCTATAATCAGTGTCTATCTTTACTGTATCATCACTTTTAATAGATGATGGAGTCCAATCCCTTCTTGCACTAATCATTCCTTCTTCAATATCTGCAATAAGGCTTGTGTGATTTTCAACTACATCTGAGTATATAAAAATTCCTGGTGCTAGTTCTTTTTTATTCATTACCATTTTCCAATTGGACAAGATGCTTTTTCAAGTTTTGATTTAACCTTCATAAAACATCCACATTTTTTACATTGAGTTGTTAATTTTATAAGTTCTGGACATGTTTTACAAATTTCAAATCTTCTATTTGATTCTTCTTCACTGGCCCATTCTACATTTGGATTTACAATATCCCAAGGCCTTGTTTCGCCTAAATTTTGTTTATACTTTTCCCATGCTGAAAGTTGTTCTTCCATTTTATTCTGGTGCCTTAAACTCTTTACCGTCCCAAACTGAAAAATCAGAAACAACTTGATCTTTATCAACAATCACAATTGTAGGGTTTGAGGCTAATCCAGCACGAACTTGAGGACCTTTATTGTATGTTTCATCATCAATATCTAGCACCCAAAATACCTCATTGTTTGCTAAGAATACAAATCTTTCTTTTGCCATTTTTTATCTCCTTTCTTTTAAGTATAGCATAATATGATTTTTTAATCAACAACTTTCATAGGATGTACTGCAGTCTGAGTTAGTACATATTTGAACATCTCCAGAACATGGAGTACAGTTAGGTGTACATCCAGGGGTTACAGAAGGAGTTACAGAAGGAGTTACAGCAGGTGTAACTTCTGGTGTAACAGATGGCGTAACGGCAGGTGTTACTGAAGGTGTAACTGCTGGGGTAACGGCTGGTGTTACTGCTGGTACTCCACAAAAAGTATACCCTAAGTTCATATCTGGACATCCAGCCGTCCATGATCTTTGATATGCTGTTCCGTAACCTTGAGCATTAACATTTAAACAATATACTGTTCCATCTTCATAATCACATACTGGTGCTGGAGTAACGGCTGGAGTAACGGCTGGTGTTACTGCTGGGGTAACGGCTGGTGTTACAGATTGTGACACACATGATATAAAAGTAATAGAAACTGCAGGACCACTAAAGTCTGCATTGTTATAACAGACATTTCCGTAGGCCTCATCTCCTGGACAACTTTCATTTCCATAAACTTCGGTTCTACAATAAGGGCCTGCTGGTGTTACTGCAGGAGTTACAGGTGTTACTGCAGGAGTTACAGGTGTTACTGCAGGAGTAACTGGTGTTACTGCAGGAGTTACGCTTGGGCAACACTCATTATTGTCAGGATTAAATGTACCTGGGCATTGCTCTTCATTTGAAGCATAGTAACATCCTGGTCCATAAGGTGTAACTGGGGTAACTGGGGTTACAGGGGTAACTGCAGGTGTAACTGGAGGTACCCAAGGTCTTCCATCGCTGTCACAACATCTTGTTGGATCAAAACCACATGGATCAGAATAACTTCCAGATGTATCTCCTGGTGGTGGGCAAACTAGTGGAGTTACAGGTGTTACAGGGGTAACTGGGGTTACAGGTGTAACTGGTGTTACAGGTGTAACTGGGGTTACAGGTGTAACTGGGGTTACAGGTGTAACTGGAGTTACTGGGGTTACAGGGGTGACTCCAACATATGTGTAATATCTTATGCTGATTATAGTTTCATAATTAACCAGCGTACCTGCTTGAACTGATTGTGATTCAACTTTATTATCTAGATTTTGATCTGATGTAGAAACTGGAGTACTTATAACAGCATAATTAAGATGAGATGATGAAAATGCACTTAAAGCATCTGATGATGTCATTCCAACTACATTTGGTACTAAAACCATACCTTTTGAAGATGCCCAGGATCCAAAGTTTAGCATCTTTTACCTACGCCGTTAAATCGCCTATTAAAAGCCAAGTGTTTGTATCAATTTTTACCAATATTGCACCAGAGTATTGTGCTGCAATCTTTTTATTCATAAACTTGCTATTAATTGTTACTCCGTTTGCTCCTTGAAAAATAACATTGCCAGAACCATTGCGAACAATCTCAACTTTTTGACCCTTAATAAATGGAACAGAACTATTTAGTGGAACTGTAATTGTTACATCAGAAGATGAGTCAACATTTAATGTTTTCCCAGCATCTGTTTTTGCAATTGTATAATTAGATAGGGTTGTCACTAAATCTGTAGCATCTCCATAATAACGCCATTCACCATTATGGTAATACTGAATTTGATTAATTACATCACCGTTATTATTTTGTCTTACAAAACAAACTACTCCATTGCTTGGAGAAGTAATTGCTGCATCTCTTGCAGTAAGGTTTTGAAAATTATTAACTCCAGCCTTTGCATTTGCAACGGTATCAAAAGTTACTACAGAACCAAATCTTTGATCTGCTGTCCATGTATATTGAGCGTTAGTATTAACTGCTCCACCCAACGCATACCAAGTCTGATTTGATGCATTATAGATATATGCTACTTTTCCATCTGAATTAATTGTTGCCATCTGATGTGATCCCCAATGCTCTTAATTCTGCTTCTGTGATTCCAGTTGATGCAACTAATTTTGCAATTCCAATTTCACGAAGTTGTTGCTCTGTAGTTTTTTCTTTAGCCATTATGCACCAATCTCTCTCCATGCAGAACCTGACCATACATACATTTTAAGCGGTGTGGTATCTGAATCTACCCATAGGGCACCAGTTGATGGATTTGAAGGTTGTGATGTTTGATATGATGCCGTAGCATATTGAATATTTGTTGTAACTGCAGTTGTTGAATCAACCCAAATATATCCATTATCAATACCAGTTGGCATTGATGCTAATACAGCAGATCCAAGTCCATCTGCCTCAATATTATCAATTCTTGTATCTAATGCTTTTATGTGTCCAACTACTGAGTTTGCAACTATGTCTGCTTCTGTAGATACCGTGGCAGATGTGCCATAATGATACAACTTAAACGCTGCTTGAATATCCGCTGCCTCATCAAGACCTGGGATTTTTGTGGGATAAACTGATCCAATATTTTCAGAAGCCATACCTTAGATTATACCACAGTAATGAATAAATGTACTGTTTGTGCTCCAGTTAAATTTGACCAAGAATTGTCAGAGTATTTGATTGCCTTTATTGTCAATGGGAGTGCTAGGTTATCACCGTCTGTAATAATTTCACCAATACTAATTGACGAAGATATTGGGTTTTGATTTAAAATGCTATATTGAATATTAAAGTTTTCTGCAGTAACAGATCCAATAAGTTCTGCGGGAACCACACTAATAAGAGGCACATTTATTTGTCTTACCCCACTTGAATTAAATGTTCCAGTATTATTTAGGCTATGGGTATTTGGAATTAATTTAAATAGTTTTACCCACTCATTAGTTCCAGCATTATTGATATATTGATAGTAGGCCAGATAGTCTTCATGGGATTTAAGATTGTTTATGCATAGGTCAAAAACTTTTGGTGTTTGTCCAATTGCAGTTTCGTTTGGATCTCCATTACAAATAAAAATTTGACTTCCACGATCACCTTGTGGACCAAAATCAACTTCTAGATTTATAGTTGCTGGACCACCTAAAACTGTTATTTCATCATTAGACAATAAAACATCAGGCATTAGGATGTTGCTCCAGTAATTTGATCTGTAACATTTAATGTTCCAGTCAACAATGTATGAACATAGTTATATGGTGTTGCATTCTTTGTAATTTCAACATCGTAGACATAGGTTGTAGAAGAACTCATAGTAGTTGAATCTCCTGGACGAATTGTACAAGTAATATAGTTTCCAACATTACCACTTGTAATAACTGCAAGGGCTTCAATTTTTGAAGAAACTCCAGCAGATCCACGGGCAGTTGAAATAGTAAATTTGGGGTTTGTATATTGAGTTAAATCAAATGTTGCACCATTAGAATCTTTAGGATAAATACGAAATTCGTAAGTGTCACCCTTATAGTATGAAATATTATATGTACCTGGAAATGCCATAGTTTTATTATACCACGCTGACGTATATTGATTTCATAATTACTGATGAATCATAGTCAGTTCTAATTTGTGGATATGCTCCATTACCCCACATCTTTTGATCCTCAATAAATATCTGCTGAGTAACAGAAATTGGATATGTATGCTGATATTTAAGCGATGCTACAAACTGAGATATCTCTCTATTAGAGTTTGCAAAAAATGTTCTAATCCAAACCTCAGTATTACTTGTATAAGTTGTCAACTCAAAGTTGTAGGTAATAAAAACCTGAGCACCTTCTTTAAGTCCTTTAAAGTTTAACATTCTTGCATGATTGTTCCATAGACTTACTGTATCTTTTGGTAAATAGGTTTCATTTTGAGATTCCTCGGAATTTATGTAAACTGTAACCCATCCATCATCACCTTGAGTTACTCCAAGTCTATGCATATTTGTTAAATTATTAAAATATGCTGCCCATCCTGCTTGCTGACCAGATGAAGATAGTGAACTAACTCCATCTTTACCATTTGCCCCTTTTTCGCCTTTAGGACCCTGTTTACCCTCTGGTCCTTGCTTTCCCTCTGGACCAGGGCTTCCGTCCTTTCCATCCCGTCCTGCAGGCCCTTGTGGACCTACTGGGCCAGGAACTGGTAAAAAGGAAAGTGTATTTTCTTGAGAAGCACCAGGTTGGCTTTGTTGCACTTGTGCTGCATAACTTGATTTTTGAGCACCAGGAAAATCCATAGATTTAGAAACAGCCATGGTTAGATTATCTCATGGTTTTAAAAATTATTGACTAATATACATTCCGTTTAAACGGAAAGTTGTTGATGTTGTCATATTTGCTGGATGTTGTTTTGTTAATGGTTCCCAAGTATTTGGTGTTCCATTTCCATTAGATAAACAATACATAACTCCAATTGAATTTGATCCAGCAGTTACCTTACCACCAATTTCATATATAGTTCCAGCGATTGTACATTGACCGAAAAGGAATCCATCATATGCTGCATTTACTGGCAATGTCAAAAAGTATTGAATTCCATTTTGACCAAAGTTAGTAACTGTTGCTAAGTTAACATCAATACTTACATTAATCATTTTTCCATTTGGAATATACCGTGCAGTTGTTGGTGTTCCTGAGTATGCAAGGTTGGTTGATGAAAGAGTTGAGGTATATGATGTTACCGCTCCTGCAAGACCTGCAGGCCCTGTATCTCCAGTATCACCTTTTACTCCTTGAGGTCCTTGTGTTCCCGTGTCACCTTTTGGTCCTGTTAAACCTGTATCACCTTTGTCACCTTTTGCACCATTAGTACCATTTGTTCCATTAGTACCTGCTGCACCAGTTAAACCTGTGTCACCTTTAAGACCTGTTAATCCAGTATCACCCTTATCACCTTTTAATCCTTGTGGACCTTGAATTCCTTGCGGTCCTTGCAAATCTCCAGAATCAAACCATCCTGATGAACCATATACCATTAAAGATCCATCACTTAAAAGTATGTAGGCATCTCCTAATGTTCCAGCACTTGATCCTGCTCCTGCATTGAATGCAGTTAGGTTTGCATAACTTCCAAGAACTGTAAATGAATTTCCTGCTGGTCCTTGAACCCCTTGTGGACCTTGAATTCCTTGCTCACCCTGAAGTAGTTCTGGTTTATTAAGAATTTCAGAAAGACCAGATGTTGAATTCCAGTCAGCATTAACTTGTGGAACTGCAGCGGTAGTCTGAGTTGTATTATCACTAAAAGTTAAGTTAGTAACTTCAAGATTAGGCAACTGTGCTTGTGCAATACCGTTGATAAAGAAAACACCATTATCAATTCCCATAGTTGCATTTGTTCCTAAACTCTGGTCAATAATATTAATTGTATTTGGGCCTAAATAAACATCTGCCCAACGATGGTCAACTGTTCCAAGTGTATAAAAATTTGTTGTAGTTGGAACAATGTTACTTGCTACATTTAAAAAGTCTAGTGGATCTCCATTAAGACCTGGCTCACCCTGAATTCCTTGATCACCTTTTTCTGCAAGAGGTGTCCATGATGCATTTACAGAGCCTACTGTTGGAGGGTATCCAGGATTAAGTGGATTACCAGTTCTTACATATGTTCCGCCGTTATAATAAACAGCAATTCCTAAGTTATATGAAACACCATTGTCGTATGCACCTACAAGAGTAAATGGACTTGCTCCATTTTCCCCTGCTGGTCCTTGAGGTAAAACAAAATGTTCGTTATCATCAATTACCCATCCAGTTAAAGAAGCAGGGTTTTCACGAACTACATAAATTTTATTTGGGTTTTCATTATCCTTTACAAAAGCCCACCAATCTCCTACTGCTAATCCCATTGGACCACCTTGATATACTGCAAGAAATTCATCTACACTATTCCATGTACCAAGAAAATATGAAGATGCTCCATTTGTACCATCTGCACCTTTAGGAATCCATACTTCCCATTGTCCATTAACTTCATAATTAATTGGATCACCAAGTTGTCCACTTGCTTTTGCAAGATATAGTTGTCCATCTGATCCTCTAACTACTGCAATGTTTGGAAGATATCCAGACTGTGAATTGTAATTTCCTAAATAGTAAATACCAAATGGATCTCCAGCAGCACCTTGTGCACCAGAATCTCCAGGTTCTCCCTTTGCTGCTAATATATTCCAGTAGTTAGAATCAGTTGGAAGTGGAAAACTTCCACCATTTGCAACTTTAATATATGAAGAACCTTCATATGAAACTACATAGTTTAATGGATATGTTGTTCCTGCATCAAACTCTGCAGACCATAAAAAAGAAATACCATCTTCTCCATTGGCACCTGCTGGTCCCTGTGGACCAGTTGCTCCTGGTGCTCCTGGTGTACCGTCTCCGCTACTACCTATTGTAGTAAAACGTGCCATTAGTTACCTGTCTCTAGTCCAGTTTTTAAAACTGAAACTTTTGAAGTATCAATATTTGAAATTGCATAAAGTGCATCTTGTCCAGGTAGTTCAATTGAAAATGCAGAACCTGGAGCAATTCTAAATCCATAATCAGATGATGTTACACCTTCTCCACCAATATAAACATATGCTGATTCATCTGTATTTTGAATAGTAATATCCATGCCAGAGTGCACTCCGTTTGGAGTTAGGCGGGTAGCAGAAGTGCTGCTAAGTGTTGTAAGGGCGTGAGTTGTCATGTATAGATTATATCACTACTTATTTACTTTAAAAGATTTACCATCTACACGTATTACAGGCGGAAGTTCTGGTCTTGGTATACTGACTTTAACAACTGCCATTAAAGTGCTCCAGAGACATCACCAATGACCTTTATGGTTCCAATTACGGGAGTCCATACGACGGTATCAATTGTAACTTCTAGATCAAATGTTAATTCTGCAATAGCAGAGCCATAACCAGTTCCCCAGTATTGAGTTACATCAGAAGATGCTTTAACATCTACATAACCACTATGTGTCACTACCTCTAGTTCATCAATAATGTCACCCTTTGGATCATAGGCACTTGCCCTATATGTCCAAGTAGAGGTGTTAAAATATGTTTCTTCGTCATTATCTAAAAATTCAACTCTAAGGGAAGCAGAGTCTCCTCTAACAACATTCCACTTGATCTTTACTGGATCAGCACCAAAAATATCAGGTCCACACATAGTCATAAGTTTGATTATACCATTAAATTAAAAAAGATACTCAGGATAGGTGGGTATGAAGAGACTATCCTAAGTATCTTTATAAAATTATATCATATCAGTATAAGTTGGACATATAAAATATCATGTTATAAAAGTTATCAAATCGTTATAATTAAGAATGTCCATTTTGTCAGGTTATAGAATAGTTTGTCAGGAATAGCGATAGTGTATACTTTAATATATATAAGAGAAAAGAACTATCTTTAAAGTTTAATATTTATATATCTTATATATTATATATAGCAAATAGGCAAATTAGGTTAATTGGATTTTTTAGCAATATAGTCTAACAATATATCATACATATGATCAAGTTTCTGCTTTTGCTCTTCACGAATTTTACAATCTGCTTCTTGTTGTTTTTTGATTGATTTTATTTCGTCACGCATTGAAGATCCGCCGTTAGTTTTAGTTTCGGAGCGAATATCATTTACTGCTTCTTGTATTGGGGAGATTTGGATTTTAATATACCATCGTATTCCGCCGAGAACAACTCCGCCGATGCTAAGTATTGTAAGTATAAATCCAGCCCAGTCTTGAGTGCTCATAACTATATTATTATACATAGCGTTTTTTATTTTTTGAAACGGTATTTAAGTCGTCGGCGAAATAGAAGTACTCCAAACCACCTTATGCTTAACAATGCTAAACATTGGCAACTATAAGCAAGTTATGGTATTATAGACATATGTCTGACGATGTAAAATTTACTGATTTATTTAATCCTAACCAACCTAGAAGTGATAAAGAGTTAATTGAGTTTAGACTTGAAATTTGTAACACATGTGTATATTTTAATAAAAAAATGGTAAAATGTAAGAAGTGCGGATGTTTTATGAAATTAAAGTCAACTTTAAAACAAGCAAAATGTCCAATAGGAAAGTGGTGATTTATGAAATGGTTAGATGATGTAGTTCCAAGACGCCTGGATAATTTTTTCACCCAAGAACAAATGGATCAAGCCTATAGGTATGTTAGACAAATGGAAAAACCAAAAGCATCTGAACATACTGGATATTTTTCATCTTATATTTTTTATCCAGAAAACATACAAAAAGAATTATTTGCAATTGTTGATAAATATGCTGAAGATGAAGGTGTTGATTTTAAATCAACTAGTCTTCAAACCCATATAGGTAGATATACGCTAGATACTGGGTTTAAACCAAAGTTAACACCACACACCGACTATGGTCTTGAGTTTCATAGTATTACTATAAGTGTTTTGTTAAAAAAGAATATTGAATGGCCTATTGGAGTTAATTTAGATAGTTGGCTTTTGAATCCTGGAGATGCCGTGATTTTTTCTGGCACAACCCAAGTTCATTGGAGACCTGCAATTGATTTTAAAGAAGGTGATTTTGTAGAATCTTTGATCATTCAAGTTACAGATCAAAGACAAAGAAAAACCAATGAAGATCAAGGCCTACAACAGAAAAAATTGCTAAACTTTTATAACCAACTATTTGCTGATGGAAGATTGGTTATATGAGTAAAGAAGATGTAATAAAGTTGATGTCTGATGTAGTTGAAAAAGAAAACATTAAGATGGCTCAACATAGTAATGTCTCAGCCGAAATGATTGATGAGTATGTCAAACAATCTAGGCCAATGTTAGATCATTTAAATGAAAAAATATATGATGTACTTTTAAATGTTGGAATTATTAACAATGGCTGATGACTTTATTACAATTTACTATTGCACGGATCTTTATGTTAAAAATGAAAAGTCTTATATACTAAGCAAAATGTTTTCAGATTTAATTAATGAAAAAGATCAGAATAAAAATACTGGTTCATTTTTGTCATGTCCTGCTGTAGGACCACATTTTAAAAAGACAATTGTTGCAAATAGTACAAAATACTCAGAGCATATGATTGAAGGAGATAGGATACGTCCTTTAGGTCATGATCCATATCATGTAAAAAATGTAAGACCAAGAACACTTGGTATGGGGGCTACGTTTGAGTATCAAAGCCTTAGTATATTTTTTGCAGATTCACCACTAGAGACATTGTTTACATCTCCGTATTTTCATAAGGCTGGATATACTCAGTATGCAAGTTTAGTCCCTGGAAAATTTGACATAGGTAGATGGTTTAGACCTTTTAATTTTGAAGTCCAGTCTTGGATAGAAGAAGGAAAGATTATTATAAAAAAGGGTGAGCCACTTTTCTATATAAATTTTCTTACCGATAAAAAAATTGTTATGAAAGAGTTTAAGTACAATCACAAGTTTGCTGATTTTGCAGAATCACTTATCAAAACATCTTCTTTTCTTAAAGGAGAAGGTTTAGAAGGTCGATATGAGATTTTTAGCAAAAGTGATATTAGAACTAAGATTATGGAAGAGATCAAGAATAATTTATTGGATACGCCAGATATAATACTATAATGAAGAAACATGAAGATAAGGCTTGGCTTGAAGAACAATATGTGGATCATGAGAAATCCTTAGATACCCTCGCACAAATGTGTAATGTAGATAAGAAAGTTATTATTCAAGCATTAAACGATTTTAGGATATACCGTAAATATGATCATACCAAACACCCTAAGCGTTGGTAGAGCAAGTACAGTTATCGCAGCACTCTTCTTTAAACATTTTTAGTGCCAAACCATCATTTTCTGGTCTTCCCAAATCATTCCAAAATATTTCCCTACCCATGTTATCTGTATCAGATATAGGTTTTGACTCAAACTGAAACTCTGGATCCCAGGCGTTTTCCAAATTGTCTAATATTCCCATGTTTTTATTATACCGCAAATCTGAAAAATTTTAAAAATTGACTTTTACCAAAATCTGAATATTTTTACCAAATGTATGATACATGATCTAAAAAAAAACACACCAAAAATATAGTGTGCACATAATAAGAGTGCTAACTATACTAGTGGGTGCTTAGTATTTTATAGTACTACCCGCTTAGTTTTTAATGCAAGCACATGATTGAATTTTAATCTCTGTACCATTGAAATTAACGATTGCTAATGTATCGCATGAATCACATAAAAAGAGTTGCATTAGTTGCACTCCTCACATGGACACCATGGGAACTCTCGTTCCTGCTTAATGCGATTAGCAAGAGCCTGAACCTTTTGATAAGTTTCAGCACTAGCACCTCTAAAAGAGATGAGATGACCATCAGCCATCATTTGTGCAGCGACTTGAATTCGCTCATCTAGTGTTAGATGTCCGTACTTAGCGGACTTGATTGTATTTTTATCTAGTGTATTCATTTAATGAGTACCTTTCTTTTAATGTGTTAGCACTTTGCTAACGCTTTCCTTGCCTAGTGTTATTTGCTCTTATTTGCTACGCTCACCCGATAATCGGTTTATTTGGTAGGCTCAGAGGCTCAACTAGGATTTACCTTTATTTAATTTTTCTTATAGTAGAATACTATCACACAATACCCCAAAAGTCAAGTCCTAACACGGCGTGTCGTATGTGATTTAGACCACAGTACATATAGGACAAATCGGACATTGTGACGTCGAGTTATCCACATGACGCACATCACATTTATAATTGAGCGTAAGTTATCCACATGACCTACATCACAAATCAAAATGTCCGTATTGCCCTAGTTACTGGGTAGTAGATGTCAGACCCCCCTGCTATACTTACAGTATAAAGAAAGTCAATCAAGGTGATTGAACTAGAAAGGAATTCAAATGAATTCAAATGTAATAAACACAGTATGTGTGTCACATACCCCTAATAAGTCTGCTATCTCAGACCATAATGATGAGCAATTCACATTTTGTGAAGTTTGCGAAACTAACATTGAGCGTTGGTATAACGATACCGACCCTGAGCGTCTACCTATGTGGACAGATTGGAAAGTGTCTAAATAATGAATAACATAATTTGTTGCTTTTGCGAAAACACTTATTCCGAAGGAACGCTATTCTGCGTTTCCTGTAATGAGTATAAAGGTCTAATGACTATAAATGAATTTGACAAATACTATGGAGAAAGGATTTATTCATAATGAATTTCTATGAAACATTCTTTGTAAGTGGTAACGCACTATTCTGGTTCTCTATGATCTGTTTAATAAGTGGATTTTATTTATTCGTAAAAGAATAAATTTAATTCCCTGCAAAAAATGGGACGTCGCCTGTGGATAACTTGTGGATAACTTGTGTGATATTTATCACAAAAATACTTTCCCGACACGCCCGAAAAAGGGGTCAAAATGTCAGTGGTAGGTGTTACACTAATAGTATAAAGAAAGTTGAGAAAGGTTCTCAAACTAGAAAGGTCAGATAATGACAAATAGAATATGGGAAAGTCGTAATGACTACCAAGTTGAAAGTGACGCACAGCGTCTTGGATATGTAGCCTGTTCAGCAGGTTGTGGCAGAGTAACCGCTTGGTCGCTCTGTGTAATGTGTGGCGGTAACTATACCGAACACAATCTACTAGGAAAGGTGGTCAAATAATGACTACACTAAATGAAACACTATTCAGCACAATCGTGCACGAATACCATAATGGTGGTGTTCAATCCTCTTATGGATTAGACGCTTACACTAGAAAAGAATTGCTAAAATTCTTATTCAGTAGCAAAGGTTGCTATTGCATAAATTGTATCTCTAAGGAGTCTAAATAATGAGTCTCTCTCTTGCTAATAAATTGGCACAAGATAAATTCTTTCTGCCCCCTTCAAAATATATCAACCACAAAGTCGTGGAAATTATTTCGCTAAATGACGAAACTGAAACTGTGTCAGTTACACTTCAAAAATATGGAATTAGCCGTAGTGCTAATGCCGTAAAAGGTAATCTAATAACTATTGAATTACCTTATGCTGAATTCAAAAATCTAAATGGTTGGGGAAATAATAAATGAGCACTTTCATAAATCTTGATTCCGTTTGCGGAAAATCATCTGCCTCTGTTGATGTCTATGACTTAGACCTCAATCCTCATGGCGTTATCTGTTGCGATAACTGCCGTTCAATTTTAATCTGCCGTAAGGCATGGGACTTTTTATATAAGGAGAAAAACTAATGCGAGTATTTGAATTCACTACATTTATTGACATCGTTGCTAATAACTATGATGAAGCAATAGATATCTTTGATCATAAATTAAAATATGGAAACATAGATAGAAGCACTGTCTATGTTGCAGACATTGAGGAGAAAGAATGAAAACACTTCAAGAAAAATTAGATTTAGTTTCTAAAGAATTAGAACCAATACTTTGGGAATTACTAAATGAAATTGAAAATGAATAAATAAAAAACAAGATCGCAGAAATAAAACTCTGCGATTTTTGAACGTCCCCGTGTGACGAGAATCACATCAAAAATGTCCGATTTGTGCGTGTCTAAACTTGACTTTTTGACATTTATCTGCTAGTATTCTACTATAACAATTAAATAATGACTAATAAGGTAATGAGCCTAGCAAATAAATGTGACCAGTATCACAGTGAGCCTAGCGAATAAATGCCCTAAAATGTCAGCCCCTAATGGTAAGATAGTCTTATCAACTAAACGAAAGGAAGTCTAAAAATGACTTACACTATAACACTAGAAACCTTTTCAGGTTCTACAAAAAAAATCGCTATGCCCTCAAAAGGTGCGGTTGCTCAATTCATCTCAACTTATCCAACTCAATTACCTGTTGGCGTATCTGTCAAGGTTGCTTGCGATACTCTCGGAATTAGTGGCACACTTCGTGGCACTCTTACACCCTCAAACTCAAACTAAGAATAGGAAAACTAAAATAATGGTAAAAGTAAATCACTCTCTAAATTTCGTTACAGAATTTGACGAAACACATCCAATCGCTAAACAAGCACTTTCAATTCCTGAATCAGATTTAATTGCTATGCTTGAAGGAATGCTAAAAGAATTATTAGTGCCTGCACTAACTTCAACCCTTGATGAAATAAATGCTCGTGGCACTTACGCAATTCTAAAGGTGGCAGAATAATGATGACCCGTAAAGACTATGTAGCAACTGCTGAAATTCTTAGCAATTACTTTGCTACCTCTGTTTTTGATGAGCAAGGAGAAATGCTATTTGCTGATTTAGTAGATGAATTTTCTCTAATGTTTGAAACAGATAATCCAAGATTTGACGCAACTAAATTTGCTATTGCTTGCTATGAAAAATTGGAGATGGCTAAATGATTTTAGATACTGGAACACTTCTTGCAATCATAATTGCACTTGGTGGATCAATAACAGTTATGTGTTTATTCTGGAAACAGAACGCAGAACTAACAAGAGAAAACTATCGACTGCGTAATGAATTGCGTAAATCAAAACTAATCTAAAATAAAATCCTAAGCATGATTTAAAACTGCTCTCAATTTTTGGGACGTCGGGGTCGGGCGTGTCGTCCACAGACTTATCCACAGGACTATTTGTGTGAGATTTATCACACGGCTTGAGCGTCTCACTATTTGGATTTACTGGCTAGTAAGTTGATAATTTGTGTCTAATAGGCTAGACTTACATAGTAAGAAAAAATAAATAGTTTAGCAATTACGGCGTGTCGTTTAGAAAATGTCAGTCTAATATGCTAAGATATTTATATCAACAAAAAAAGAAAGAGGTTGGCAAATGTCAGCAAATGTCTATACAATAGAAAACCTACTTGTAGGAAAGTCCTATCGCTCACGCACCCTAACAGGTGAAATTATCTCAGCAGAGATACACCCTAAAGCAGTTTGGTATGAAAATTGTGAAACTTATCTTGTAGAAATTGCACCTAATAGCGGAAGCAATACTTGGGGTCGCAGAACTTATCGCACAGTTGCAGTAAAGACAGGAGAATAAGTAATGGGATATGTAGAAATTTTTAGAATTGACGAAGATGGTGCAGGTTGGGTAGACTTATCTCAAGCAACACCCGATGAACTATTTACTTTGGAAGTGGGCTTACTAAATGAAGGTGCATTATTCACAACGAAAGAGGCAGACTAATGGAATATAACTACTCTCTAACTATTGCCTATGACGGCGAATTGGTATCAACAACACGAAGTGCAGATATGCTTGAGATGGTATCTGAATGGAATAAGTGTGTAGACTTTGGAGACGCTAAAGAATACGCAACCTATAATCTGTCAGACCCTACTGGCAAGATGTATACTAAGACTTTCTACCGCAACGGAAATGTGAGCGTGAAATAATATGGGTTCAGTTACAGCATTAGGAATTAAAGATGAAGTCTTAGACCTAGAGACTCAGATTCTCTATCACTTAAAGGGTAATCACTATCCCCCTGTCCCCGCAGAAATGGTTGCCCCTTGCATAGAGGCTATTGACGCATACTACGAAGAAGATTACAATCGAGAAATTTCTATGCCCAAAGTTGGAGACTTTCAGATTATGTATAAAAATTCCATTACGGCACCTGCTTGGGCTATCGTGGAACAGCACCACCTGCAATTCTGGCTGCCAGAGGAGGAATACTAAAAATGTCTGCTACAATAAAAACTATGCAATTAATTTACGCAGACCTACTTACTCCAGATCAGTTGATGGAGGAAGATTTGATTAAGGTAGATGGTGAAATAGTCACTGTCATAGGAATTGAATCTAATCCTAGTGGTGATATTTATTATGTAGGTTATGAAGATGACTTTGGTGATAAAGATGTAGTTGAATTTAACTACGATCAAAAAGTTGAACTTTATGTATTCCGTGAAGATTTAGAAGATTAACTAAAACCCCTAAAAAATGGGACGTCCCGCAGTCGGGCGTGTCGCATGTGAGATTAATCACAATTTATGATTTGACATTTTTACTTTATCTCTGCTAGTATTAAGTTATGAAGAAGTCATCTGAGGAATTACGCAAACTAATGGAATTACGCCGTAGTAATGCTGCTTCCGCTGTGCCTTCTAAAAAGGCTTACAATCGCAAGAAATGTCAGTCTGAACTGCTACAATTAAAATATCAACAAAAAGGAGAATAGCCCCATGGGAAATATCGCAGATGAATTCTATGATGAATACTACGCAACTGTCTGTCCGTCTTGTCAAGAAAATTCGGTAGACGCATATGAAGAAAAATGCACTCATTGCTTACTAGAAGAAATGTCCGCTACATATAACGAAGACATCGCTCTAGAAATGAGTCTTGGTCTTGACTACTAAACTACTTCGCTCTAAAGATAGGAAAGTTACTAATGCTGTATCCCCTAATGGCAAGACTGCAACAATTGCTAACACTTTCGGATTACCCGCAGGAAAAGAATACTCATGCCCTGGAGCAACCTCAGTGTGTGAGTCAGTCTGCTACGCAGGAAAGTTAGAGAAACTCTTCAAAGGCGTTAAGGTTAACCTATTACATAACTGGGACCTGCTCAAAGACGCAGATCTAGAAACTATGCAGGACCTGCTCACTGAAATGATAAATGATTTCAAGAAAGACTGTATCAAGAAAGACGCCCCTATGCTATTTCGCATTCACTGGGACGGAGATTTCTTTAATGATACGTACACGCAAGCCTGGAAGAATGTCATCCTAAATAATACTGATATTCAATTCTGGGTATATACACGAGTACAATCTGCAGCACTTATGCTTAAGGATATTGCTAATCTATCTTTATATTATTCTACAGATAGCGAGAATAAAGAAACTGGAATTAGCCTTAAGACTGTTCATGGAATTAAGTTAGCATATCTTGCTAAGAATTTTGCAGACGGTCAAGCAGATATGAAAGCGTTAACTTCAAAACCTGGTGCTAAGTGTCCTGAAAATGCAAAACGCATTCCACTTATTTCAACTACTGGTAGTGCTTGTGTTTCTTGCAGATTATGTGTATACTCTAAGAGTGATATTGTATTCAGTGCGAGTAAAAAATAAATGATGAGTTTATTTTATTTATTAATGATAACACTAGTAATGTGTGCACTCCTTGGTTCTAGTGGGTTCTAGCGGATCCCCTGGAATTTTGGGACGTCCCGCCCACCCCCATTTGTCAAGTTACGACACGCACGATTTTTGTGAGGTTTATCACAATTTAATGTCCGATTTATGACATTTTCGATTTGTATTTATGACATTTATTTGCTATTATTAAGTTATGAACAAAACAACACCCGTAGTCCAAGATGTGAGATTTTTCTTGGCTGACTTGCGAAATGTCAGTAGGAAATGTTATACTTGGATTATCAACCAAACAAAAGGAGAAACAAAAATGGCAGTAGCAACAGCAACATACAAGGTAGGCGACCTCTACACAACACAGAAGTCAAAGGTTACAGGAACAATTCAGGAGATTACTCCACAGGCAAATGGAAATGTTCGTGTAAAGTTAGATGTAAATGGCACACCTCGTTACACAACTTGGACAGCAAAGTAATCTAATTACACTTTCCTGAGTATGAAATAAAACTGCTCAACACCCCCAACTAACAGAAAAGGAAACAGACCCAAATGGCACAACGCAAAGCAATCTCAGTAAAGATAGCAACAGAAAAGGTAATCAAGGCACTAGAAGGCTCACTCGCTAAACTAGAACTTGACTACACATCACAAGAAGCAAGCGAAGCAAAGTATCAGAAAGCACACGAAGCGTGGAAAAAGCAAATTGGTGAGTGGGCTATTGCCAACTTCTCAAAGGCTGAGAACCTTCGCACTAACTATCGTTCTTGGAACAACAACCTCAATGTTGATTTTGACATTGTAGTAAAGCAAGGCGACTTCCCAACTGAACCTGAAAAGGATTTTGAGGTTATCCATCAGCACACTTATCGTGAGCAGAAAGAGGAAATTGCTAACGCAATTCGTATTCTCAAGATGACAGATGAGGAAACAGTAAGCACAAGCACTTACAATGCTATTGCTCGTTACCTATAACTAAATAACGAAACAGGGGCAGTTTAGAGAGTGTTCTCGCCCAATGTCGTAAGTAAGAACTCTCATTATTAGGGCAAGGGGTTCAGAGCCTCTCCTATGTTCGCCAGGCTGATTAGGGCGACAATAGAAATACTATAGAGCAAGGTTCCTGCAGACCTAAAGAAGCAGACATCCTGAGCACGATCCAAAAAGGCTCCCCGCAAGGGTCTTTGACAAATGTCAGTGGCCACTAGTACAATTAATATAAACAAACTAACAGAAAGAGGCCCCCATGGACCAGCAATACCCAACAATAATCAATGCAACTGATGAATTTAATCAGAAGCAGGCTGCAGCACTACAAGAAGCAATTGAAAAAAAGGATGCATTAATTGTATCTCTTCAAGACCGTATGTCTGCAATGTCTCAGCGCTCATATGCTGATTCAGCGGAGCGTAACCGTATGGTTGAATCAATGCAAGAGTGGACTCTAGAAGAGTTAAGCAATGAAACAATTACAGAATCACAGGCCCAAGAAATTGCAGAAATTATGGGCTTTGACCTTACCAAGGAAGTTGAAGTTGAGGTTACCGTTACGTACAACCTAACACTGCAGGTACCTCATGATGAGGACGCCGAATCAATTGTTAACGATATCGATTTTGAATCTGTATCTTATAATTCTGATAACATCACATGGCTATCGGCCAGTGTTGACAGAATTGATTTTTAGTAGGGGGCTACTAAATATAGACATGTCGAATGTCTTTAAACTAGGCAAGGGACCTGAGCATTGTCCATGTAAACGGCTCACTTTAAATTCTTTCAAAATTTTTGACGTCCCGCCTGTGGATAACTTTGTCAAATCGACACGCCGTTACGACTATATGATCTTTCCCACAATGTCCGATTTATCCATGTTTAACTATCTGGATTTGCATATGTCAGTCAGTCCTGCTATACTTAAATTTCAACAAACAAAAAGGAGAAAAACTCATGGCACATGACCTAGAAACACAAAACGGCGTTGCATCTTTTGCATCATTCCGTGAACCCGCTTGGCATGGATTGGGTACCGTATTTACAGAAGAGAAAACAACTAGCGAGATGCTATCAGCAGCAAATCTCAATGGTTGGAATGTTCGTCTGGAAGATTTGGAAACCCCATCGCATCTATCAAGCGACAAGTCGTACCAATATGTATTGCGTACAAACCCTACAGACAACACACAAACCGATATTCTTGGAATCGTTGGTGAGCGTTATGTCCCTCTACAGAATGAAGATTTATTCTCATTCGGTGATAACATTCTAGATGGTGGTGGTCGTTGGGAGACTGCTGGTGCTATCAAGGGTGGTCGTGTAGTATTCGGCTCTCTTGCTCTTGAGCGTGAGACTGTACTAGACCCAAATGGTGTTGCAGATAAGGTAAAGACTTATTTGCTCATTAACACATCACACGATGGCTCTATTGCAATTCAAGCATCTATTACACCTGTTCGTGTTGTATGTGCTAACACTCTTAACCTTGCTCTTGGTGGCGTAGGTCGTAAGAAGAATAAGGGCATCAAGCAATCATTCAAGATTCGCCACACGCAAACAGCAGAAGGCAAAATCCAAATTGCTCGTGAGACTCTTGGTCTTGCTAATGCTTACATGGACGAATTCGACATCATGGCTAAGGCAATGATTGAGAAGGAAGTCAATGCTAAATCGTTTAACGATATTATTCTCGCTGCTTATCCTAAGCCAGAAAAAGATGCTAAGGGTGCAATCAAGAAGTGGGAAAACAAGGTCGATATTATTAACGACATCTACACAGGTGAATTTAATGGTATGATTGCTGGCAATGCGTGGGGTGCGTTTAATGCACTTACAGAACGCCTTGACTGGTACCGCTCTGCTCGTGGTGGTTCTAACGAATCTATCCTTGCATCAGCATCAGGATTTGACCCTGCAATTAACGCAGAGAAAAATCGTTTGCTAAAAGTTGTACAAAATGTAATGCAACTTTCATAACAAAAAAATCCTGAGCACGATTTAAAACTGCTCAACATGGTCCGTTAGAATAGTTGGTTAGTTCGCTACCCTGTCACGGTAGAGGTCACGGGTTCAAGTCCCGTACGGATCGCAAGTAATAAATATGCAAGTGAATGCATAAAAATGCGGGACGTCGGCTGTGACCTAAATCACATGACATTTTTAATAAAAAACAATTACGAAGACTTGATTTTTTCCCCAGTCCATGAGATAATTAATATATGACCCAAACAACCAAACCATACACAATAGATGAACTAATGCAAAAAATATATGATGAGAATTTTTCTCATTTTGATTTCATGGACAACATGAATGGTGGAGAATGTGATTGTAAATTACATATAGCAATGGATTTGATGTATGAATATGGGGGTGGATTATGTTAGGCTATAATAAAACAGATCTAGATGATATGACAGAAGGTTTGTCAGTGGTCTTGGATACAATTAAGGATAACCCATATGTTTACAATAGCGTATGGAAAGCAAGAGACCTACTTGAGGGTCTATGGGCAGAAGGGTACTTTGACTACAAATGAAAGTTAAAATCAGTCTTGAACAAACCATAGATATTGATGAAGCAATGTCTAATGATATAGGGTTTGAACTCTATGGTCCCTCTGATATGAGCACGGAAGATAAAGTAGATTATCTAATGGCTAGATTTGCTGAAGACATAGATACTATGGTAAAGTATGATGAAGTGTTGGGCAACATCTCAGTAGAATATATAGAGGACTAATATGTGGACTAAGTATAGTTATGTTTGTACAGACTGTGATTCTTTAATTGAGGTTACTACAAATACCGTGCCAGTTATGGATCCAGGCTGTGTATGTGGCTTAGATACCTTCGTTACTCGTACTGCCATGGAGCCAACGGTACAGCCTAATGTGACGAGTATCACACCCACAGGGCTTGTAAAAATCAACTCAAACCCCTATAATTAATATATGGACCTAAATACATTTAGAGAATATATCAGACTACACGCCATATCCCTTGAACAGGATTTGGAAAACGAGGACGGTGCTGATAGCATTGTTCCTTACCTAGAAGGAGCCATTCATGTATCCAAACACTACTTGGAGGTTTTAAATGGATAAGATGACATTAGACCCATACCTAATGAAACAGGTAGACATGGGTATGGACGGAGCAGACATTCTGCACGGACACCTAAAGACTATGATGTATGAGGCTGAACAACAGTTAGACCTATGCATTGAGGCAGAGGAGTACTCAGAGGAAGCCATGGACTCTATGGCTCGTACGGAGGCTTCAGGATACCTTGACGCACTATCTGAGGTTTATGCCTTGACCTATGCCATTGCTTTTGCCAAAGAAGATATTAAGAACCGTAAGGAGATTCTTGGTGAATAACTTTGTTGAGTTAGATTATGATGAATGGGTTGATACGTATAAGCCTATTCTTAATCATATAGAGACAAATGCTTCCTTTGACGGTATGATGTTTGAGACCTATGGCGATGAGGTAGAGTTTGTCAAGGCAACTGATGAGAATCGTATCTGGATGTATGGAGACGGAGACGACGGTGGGTCTTACATATGGTCTGGCTGGGGCTTTGTTAATAGAATAGGATACTTTATCACTGAGGTACCTTTTCCTGATAATACTACTATTCAAGTTCAAGTCTCACTACCTTGGTTTTTCTGTGAGAACTGTAACGAAGAAATGGAAGACCCTGATAATACTATTAGAGATGCCTTTGATGAGGCAGACTTGCAAAAATGCCCTGAGTGTGCTACCCTTGAAGAAATGACCCTAGTAGGATTGGAAAATAAAATGGATAAAGACCCAATAAATGAAGTAGAACAAGATGAGGAAGAAACCGTGTTTCACTCATTCACAGAACGGACGGTACAAATCTAATGCCTAAGTACACAGTAACAGCCACACGAGAGACTTACTATGAGTTTGAGATTGAGGCAGAGGATGAACTATCTGCTGAAGATCAAGTAAGACAATTAGAACTTGAAGGTGACATTGAAACATATGCCTATGACTGGTATCCTTTAGAAGTACAATCAATCGAAGAGGAAGAGGAAGAGTAATGGGAGCACGAATTAATTACGTATTCAAAGACAGTGAGTCAGGGCCTATGGTTGTACTCTATAGCCACTGGGGTCAGACTGAATGGGAGCGGGACCTAGCAATGGCCCTGCAACACGCAAAACCTCGTCTAGGTGATTCATCATATGGTACCCGTATGATTATTAGTTATCTTATTCAAGATAGCATTCTGGAAGAGACAGGGTTTGGTATCTATGCTATCGACAATGATGGCTATGACCTAGGAGAGCAAACCGTGCTCATCGACTTCACTAACAATACTATTACTGATAATGTATCAGTAGACTTTGATAAATTTGTGGCTGCGTATTCGCCACTAACTGTCTAAGGAGTGGGTCCCTTAGACTAATGGGGATGGGGTAAGTCCTGCAGATTTGCCCCTCCCCTTCTTTTGCGGTACAATAGATAAGAGAGGAGTATCATGCCTAGAAGTAGTATATATGCCAAGCCCTCGCATAATAAAGAATCAAGAAAAGCAGAGCAAATAGCAAAACTACTCACGGAAGATTTCTCTATTGACCTAGAGCGAGTTGGCTATTATTTGGTTAGAAATCTACCTATGATTGTTTTTCATAGGTTTGATGTCCTTGCCTTGACAGCACAGGAAGAGCATGGTAAACTTATGGAAGAGATGAAAACAGGAGGCCCATCATGGCGGTAGAGTTTGCAGATAAAGCAGGTATCTTAGGAACACTCTGGATCGAGTTCAGAGCAGATGAAGATTTTTCAGATTTTATTGAATACAATGACCTTGGATTACCAATGGCATATATGATTGCAGAAGGTTTGGTTAAAGAACTTACAGCAACAGGTGAATCATTAATCGATGAAACATTTAATATGTTTTGTGAATTGCTAGAAATCACAGAAGAAGATTTTGATGCTCTTGATGATATTAACCTTGGTTCGGTTTTGATGTTTGCTTATAATAAAAAGCAGAACACAGCAGAATAATTAAACATTGCGAGGGGCCTTGCGCCCCTTGCTTTGTGCTGCCTGGACGGGACGTCAAACCATATCAAATCGGACATATTACCCAAACCACATTTTCTTATATAAACATTACGAAGATCAAATTCTTTTCCCCAAACGTGGAACTTTTATTTTTTAAAACAAAGATTACGAAGGACAAATATTTTTCCCCGTACCAAACCTTATATCAGACAAACCTTTATTTGTCAAGTATTCAAATAATATATCCAAACCCCTATATCATACAAACATTTGTTTGTCAAATAGGTGTATAATAATTTTATGAGTCCAAGACATTTTTCTAGAACAATGAATCCACAAATGGCAAGACAAGAAGATAAAGGTTTGGAACAAGTCTTTACTTCCTTTACTGTTCTTATAGGGTTGGGTAGATACTTTTCTCCAGATCCCGTCGTGGCAATGTCTAATAAGACTATCGAAGATCCAGAAGCGGGACGGGATCAAAAGATAAACCACTCTTCCCTATATAACTAATACCTGATATACAAACACTTTTATCCAAACAATTTTTTGATTTGTTTTGGATATTTTTTATATCTTTTCAAATAAAATATTACGATAATCAAACATTTTTCCCCAAATTTGGATATTTTTGTCATACAATTTTGGTACAAAATGAAGTTGACAAACATAAGGTTTGGGTATATAATGCCATGTTTGGATATATGGATTTGACAAAGGTTTGGATATGTGATAGGGGGTTTGGCCCGTAAGATTACGACGCCCTTCTTATAAATGCTCTATACTCCACTATCCTCCACTTTACTCCACTTCTAGAATGTCAAACAACATAATCAGTAATATTTATTTGTGGATAAACCTGTGGATAACTTTTTTGCACGGAACCTATATCTGTTAACCTTCATGTGATACTATAGGGTTATGGAATGCAAACACTACTATGAAATTGATCTAGATGGCAAGGTTTCTTGCTCTAATTGTCATGCTGCAGTAGATGAAATTGAAACAAAAAATAACGATTTCTGGTCATCACAAATGAGTTTTGAGGAATAGGTTTTATATCTTATACTAGGGGTTATTGGGTCTTTCTTGACTTACCCGCTCCAAATTGCTATACTAGATACATGAATAAAGAATATCGAATTAAAGACAGATACTGGGTACAGGTGGGCTATTCAAAAGGCTTTGGTCTAGGCTTTCGTATTGATCGCTATTCAACAAATATAGATTTCCTATGGTTTTGGATTAGCATTGAGTACTAAGACATATGAAATCCCTGATCCATTCCAAACCTTTGTAGCCAAGAAATATGCCAATGCTAAAGGCTATGTACATGACTGGTTTACTGGTGAATGGTCTTATACTTGCTCTACTTGTAAGGAAGATCTTTCTGGTCCATCCCGCAAAATTTTGACAAAGATCAGGTTATATCATACAAGAAATGAGTGCCTTGGTGGATACTAATTGCTGCACAATTGATAAAGACAGTGAGTCCTTCTGGTATACCCATCAAACCATGCCTGATGGCCATATCTGGTGTCTCACCAAGTCTATGGTCGATAAGGCTAAGGCTGATATTAAGGCTAAGTATGGAAATAAGAAAAGACACAGACAGTAAATGCCAATTAAATCTAAGGAAGAGCGTAATCGTGTCCAACGCCTATGGTATCAGCGCAATAAAGAAGCAAGACTAATCCAGATCAAATCTAAGGTATCTTGGATAAGAAAATATGTGTCTGACCATAAGGCTAATAACCCTATCTGTGTTGACTGTGGAATTGATTATCCTCCACATGTGTTAGATTTTGATCACTTACCAGAGTTTGAAAAATCTTTTGCTCTATCATCATCTGGTGTTAAGGGCAGAGGCTTAGACTCAGTTAATTCTGAGATAGCAAAATGTGAGATAGTCTGTGCCAATTGCCATAGACATAGAACCTTTATGAGAAAAGCAGAAGCAAGGGCTAAAAGCAATGATAGTTAATTACCTAGACTGGCTTACTATTAATAATATAGATTGGGAATAATGACATACGACGAAATCTCTACTCAGATAGAGTCTTTGAAGACTGCTAGAGGTGGTTGGACTAAAGCCTCTCTTGCATCTCTTGGTGTACCCTGGCCTCCTCCTGCAGGTTGGAAGCAAAGACTACTAGATAAGGCAACAGATAGAACATGTGAACATAAGTGGTATATGAGATCACCTGGAATTCAGTGTGTAAATTGTTTTATAGTCTGGGAAAAGAGTATGGGATGAGAATATTAATCTGTCCAGTCTGTAAAAAGGAATGGGATTTAAGATGGGGTATATTTGGACACGACTCCCTATCTAGGCATATGAAGGCTAATCACCGATAGTGCCCGTGTAGGGCATGGGATGGTTTTATAATTCCTATTTTTGCCGAACTTTAAAAAATGCTATAATTAAAATATGCAAAAAGATTCAAACATAATAAATATGCTTCGCTTGGAAATGTATAGTACTTTTGTACTAAATGGGTATGGAATGCCATTTGGTTCAAGCATCACTATTGATCCTAATACAAAGTACATCACAAATTCCCTTGGATTTCGCACACAAGAATTTGGTAAAACACCAGATTTTATTTTTGCTGGATGTTCTCACACTTGGGGATGGGGTATTGACGAGTCTTTGATTTGGGGCAATCGTATTGCAAAAACCAAGCAGATCGAGACACGAAACCTTGGAATTAGTAATGGTTCTATAACAACAATAATAGATAATCTAATCGCATATTTTGACAAATTTGGTAAGCCAAAAGTATTATTTTGTTTATTTCCAAGTTTAGCAAGAATGAATGTTTGGACAGATAGAAGTGTATTTATTGGAAGACACGGATTTGATTCTTTAAGAGATACAGCCGTTCCAGTTAAGGGTGATCTTCCAAAATATTCACAAAAACCACACAAGTTAGAAGAGGTTTTAACTTCAGAACTACCAACCCTATTATCATTAAAATATATTTTAAATTTTGAGCAATACTGTATATCTAATAATATTATTTTTAAATATGCATTTTGGGATCCAACAGATGACCGAATGATGAATGGCTTACCCCACAATAATAGTTATCAGGGTTATGTTAAGTCTGACTCTGATCTATGGGTTAGAGATGGTATTGTTGAGGTTTTTAATGGATCTAAGGATTGTCACACACCATCTAACGAATTAGAGCAGTACGCATGGCTTCATGGTATGGATATAGAGTTATCAAGTTTGCCCCATATTGGCGCACATAGACAAATTCATTACTACGAACTATTTCTTAATGAATATGATAAGATTTATTCATGAAATTTATACTATTTTATTTAGAAAGACTTGTTAGGTCCATATTAAAGAAAAATAAAAAGAAAAAAGACTATACTTATTAGTCCAACATGTCTGTAGTATCTGGTATACTGTAATAATGATTACAACACTATTAATTTTACTGACTTGGTATATTACAAAACTCTACTATACCCGAAGCATAAAATTTTATATGCCAGAACTACAAGAGCACGGCCTGATCAATGCAAGATGCTCAAGATGTTCACAACACATCATCATTTCTGAAGAAGAAATGCGTACGCCATACTATTGCGTTGTGTGCAAGTAAAATAGGAGAAAAATGAAAACAACATATAAGTGTACAGAATGCAAGACAACTATTGCTATTACCACGAAAGTTCACGAATTGCCTGATTCAATCATATGCCCATGTGAAATGGTAATGCCAAAGGTATGATTCTTTATGTTTATTGGATATATGCTATGATAGGTATATCTGCAGTAGCAATAATAGAATCAATGTATCAATATTTTAAATCATTTAAGGAGAAATAATGCACGTAATAATTTCACAACCAAGATCTGGATCAAACTTCATAATTGAAAATGTAAGAAAATTTTCAGATATTACAATAGACAAACATCCATATACTCATCTATGGAATAAAGATTTTATAGAAAAAAGGTTTGAAAATAAATACATTTTGGTTATTAGAAAACCAATAGATGTTGTTGTTTCATCATTAATACATAGTTTTGCAAATAAAGAAGAAGAAGTTCAAATAAATGAAGATGTCTTAATAAAGTCTGCTGCAAGGTATTCAAGACACATTGTGCCGTGTTCAATTGACGAAGTGCTTAAGTTTGATTTTAATGATCTAGTATCTCAACCTCATAGAGTTATATCAGCGATTACAGATTTAGACTTCAGTGATAAAGAGTTAATAGAGCCAGAAGGTCTACATGGATCTTTAAAAATGCACAAAGGCTATGAAGATTCATATAATTTTGCACTAAAACATTCTAGTATTTTTGATGAAGCAAATATTTTATATGAAGAAGCACTTTTAAAAACTATAAAGTTTTAATAGTTTTATTTACTAATCGAATCAATGATTTTTTCTTAATTTGTTTTGATGAGAATGTTTCAGTGTATCCATTTTGAGGCATATCTTCTTTACTAAGGAATACTGCATGTTTCTTTCTTAGCGTTTGTATTACTAGAGATTCTACTGCTCTTGCCTTATCCCGCTCAAAAAAATGCCAATAACAAACCAGTTTCCATCCTTTGGCCCTATGGGATGCAAACCTTTTTCCAGATATATCCGATATTCCTATTTTAATTGCACACATACCCTTATGATAAATAATATAAAGAATAGTTTCATCCACGACTTTATGGTATCATATAAGTATGGAAAATCAAGAAAAATGCAATCGTTGCGATCTGCCTGCCAAATATAACGATATTGATGAGGTATCAGACGGACAATACGAAGTTGTTGGTTTTTGTCAATGCCATATAACTAACTATCTTGTTTCTTAATCTATAGCAACTGCTATATCTGATCCTTCAAAACATGTATTGCAATATGATTTAGGTTGATTGCTGTATCTTTCTCTGTATCCTACCAAAACAATCTTACCATCACGATGTAGGTTTAAATATCTGTCATCAATATGACCATAAACAACTGGTATTAACTTATCATTACAAATAGGACACATAGTAATAGTGTACCATATTGACTTCTTGTACGCTTTAGTATATAATAGATATAAAGGAGGTAAGTTATGATTCATTCATTATTTTTGATTCCCGCTTTTATTATGGGATATGTAGCATGCTATATTGCTATGACATATAGGGTTGATCAAGATTAAAGAGCCAAAGATCTTTCAAATGGACTGGCGTAGTCTTGGTTATTGGCCTGTCTGGAAAGATGGGAAGAAAGTTTGGGTCCCCAAAGACGATAAACCATCAGATGAATAGGGTATACTGATTACATGATTAACGAAAAGAGCAATTACTTTCAATCTGAATCTAAAAGAATTGGGGATGAATTTGAAGAACTTGTTTACCAAGACCTACTTGGTCGTGGATTTAATACTATTGATCGAGATTATTATTTTGCTGGTTCTGGGTGCGAAGTAGATTTTAGAGTACATTCAGATACTCGTTTTGAATATATAGAGGCAAAGGGCGGAAAAACAGGGGAAGGCAAAAGACCTGGGGCGCAAAGAACAGATAATGTAAAAAAAGCAATTGCCAATGGTGCTTTAATAAAAACATTTAACGACATATATTATGTTGTTTATTTTTCTGCAAAACCTGAAGTTGGAAGTTATTCTGATGAAATGATTAATATTGCACTTAAATATAAAATCATTGATGAGGTTAGGTATCTACAAGATGCATGACATTAAAATTAGTGGAACAGATAACAAAAATATAGTTATTGCAAAAAATTGTTTTTCAAAAGAAGATCTAACAAATGAGTCTGCTGTTTTGCAAGTAATCATTGGATCTCTAACTGCTAAATATAAAGATTTTTCTTTTAGTCTTGAAAGTTCTGATGATTTACCAAACTGGGTAAATGTATTGTTGCCACTAAAAGGATTTAGAATAAACTTCAACTCTACTCCCAAGGTATCTCATGATGCAGACGAGGGAGATTTTTTAACTTTTCCATCTGAAATTGGTTTTATGATATCGGATCAATATAATACTAATCAATTAACTAAACAATATAAAATATACTATTACCCTAAAATTAAAAAACAAGATGGTAAAAATAAATATAGCATTAAGGCAACCCTTCAAGATAACTACAATATAGATATTTATGCAGACAGTGAAGAAGAAGCATTGCAAAAAGCATACAATATACCGCTGCCAGAATGGAATCATGAAGAGATAAACGATAAACCAGAAAAAATGAAAATAATTAGATGGTCACGATGGGGAAACTTTAAAATAATATGAAATCAAAACAAATTCATCTAAGTTATTATCCAAGATCTGGAACAACATTTTTTATAAAAAATTCTAAGATATTATTTCCAAGCAGCCTTATTGTTTCATATGCAACAGGAAATGGTATTCAAAAATTTTTAAATAATAAAAGTTTGTTTCATTTTTCAATAATTAGAAATCCAATTGATTTGATATCTTCTGAAGTAACATTAGAGATGATGAAAAATGTAGAAAGTGTAAATAGAATTGAATATAGATCAATAAAGCGTATAGACTTGCTGGAAAATTTTTATAATTCAATAAAAGAAAACGAACATGTAAGTATATTTGATTTTAATGATTTAGTTTTAAAACCCAAAGAACTTTTTAGTTATTTGGCAAAAAATAATGATGTTCAATTAAACAATAAAGATATTGTAAAGGTTAGTCCCATGCCAAATGTTTTTTTTGCATCTGCAAAAGAAGTTGAAAGTTATGAAAAGGTAAGGGATGTCATTTTAAACAATGTAGACTTATACAAAATTAATAAAATGTATGATGAATTAATTAATAAAAAATTTGCTATAAGTTGACTTAACAACTGATTTGATGTATACTAATTACATGGTAAAAGAAATCAATATTGAAGATATTCCAGATAACATTAAAGACAAAATAATTAAAAATTATTTAATTAGATATTATCATTGGACAATTGGATGCTTTTCTTTTCTTGTTGGCATTTTGCTTGGCATATTGATATCTTAATTTTAAGCACCAGTAGCCAAGTTGGTTAAGGCACCGAACTCATAATTCGGCTATCGTAGGTTCAAGTCCTACCTGGTGTACTTGACATACCGTGCCAAAATCGGTATAATTATCATATAACTACTAACAAAGGAATAAAATGAATAAGGTTATTACATCTCTATTAGTGGCTGGATTGTCTTTTGCATC